TGTAGCGTATTGTATAGCATACTAATCGTATACTATATTATACTAAACGCGTTTTTATAGTTAAGGGTTTTAGCCCGGGTATTGCATGCGTTTTTCATCGTAAGTAATTGATAGTCTGGTAGTTACGGAAATAATCAAGTGTTAACCAGAACAACGTTCTAAAGTAGGCAAAAAAAAAGTAACCAAGGGCATAAATGTACCCTTGGTTTGGTGATTACTTTAGGAGTTCCTTTATTTTCTTGTCGTTCTGAACTACTGAACCATTGCCATCTGACAGTATAAGATCTTTATCGAATAGGAGATTGCTTATAAACTCCCTCCCCTTCTCAGTAAACACTAGTGATTTTGCGTAAAATCGTAAAGTTCCATCGGGATTGTACACTGGGATGTCCTTTAAGTTTCCGTATCCCTCATTTTCATATTTGTACGTAAATCCATAGGAACTCCCTCCTCTTGACAGCTTTCTGATGATTCCAAGTTTCAAGAGGACTTTGTTCAACTTCTGGGTAGTCATTCCAAAGCTCCTTGACAGCATAGTAGCAGTCATCATCTCGTTTTTACTGAGTATCCTGTCGTAGTGCTCTATCTTAGGCTTCGACTCCTCAAGTTCCTTCTGGGCATCTTTTCTAAGTTTCCTTTCATTAACTAGGTCTGTAAGGATTTCAATCATCTTCTGAGGATCACTGAGGACCTCTTCCAGCTTCTCTCCAGTAATATATGCTCCATGCTTCCTAATAGATGGGAGAACTTCTCTAGTAACCCAATCTCGGAATCTCTCGGCCTCTGGCTTTCTACTCTGAAAGATACATGAGTACATGTTACCCTCATCTACATACGTACCCAATCCGCCTTCAGTTGTCAAGCTATATATTCCTTGACCAGACAATCTACTCTTTAATGAGGTCTGGTTTGATATTTCAAGTATTCTTATTAGATCATTCAGTGAAAATACTACTGTCCCGTCCTCTAATATCGCTGTTCCTAACTTAGAAAATTCATTGCTAGAAAATGATTTCTCAATTATGTTCATCTCGTACAATTTTTATTAAAGTATTGAATATTTTTCTATTTCTATCACTCTCATTGTTATCTCTAACTTTCATAATAATTTCAAGTACGCCCACTATACCAGTAAACCAAGAGAATCTGTTCCCGGTAGCTGAGTCCGTCTTTACCATCTTATCCCTATTCCAAATGCTGATCTTACTAAGAAGGTTTTTTGTAGGTATAGAGAATACGTTTGATATTTCTGTTATACTAAACAACGGAAAACGGGCATTCGTATTATATATAGGAATATAATTCCCCCCTACATCCATCAGTCCATAAAGAATTGGAAGAAGATTCTTATCGATGAACTCCGTATTAAAATTGCTCTTATGCCTAATTACTACTTCTAGGGGGGGATCATAGGTACAATCTAAGTACCCCCCCTCAAGGTAGTTTTTATTGCATACATACTGAAATACCTGATCTGACTTCCTGGATATATCTTCATATCTCGACTTAACAAATATAGAGATTAGTCCGAAGCTATCTATAAACAATTCTCTATGCCTATCTATAGTTTCTTTTATTACGCTTTCTCTATCTACCCCTTTTATTAGATTATTTGTATTAGGGTTCCCTATTATTTTTGATAAATCCTTTACATTGAAATAAATCTTTCCACCTGCCTCTATCTTTCTTATACTATCTAGATCCTTTTCATCTAGGTTCATTTTATTTTCCCTTCTTCCCAAACAGAGACTTATATAATATCTTAGTGTTGTTGTTGTAGAACTTGCAGTACAGCTTAGCTATCCAACTAGAAGTTACATTGACTAGAACAAGCTCTTTGAATTTCTGTGGGCCAACTAGATTCGGATTGGAGATCCCGAAATACTTATAGAAAGTAATAGACATCTCTGTCAGACTCAAGTTAATGTCCCCACTATTTATCATGCTGTCAACAATCAATTGCTGAGCATTATACATGAGAGAATTGAGACCTTGCTGAGTAAGTATCCCAAACTTAAATCCTTTCTTAACTAAGAAGTATGGATTCAAATAGTCCAGCATAAGAGTTAGCCCAACTTGCCTAAACTCCAACCCGTTATTATAAGTCACTATAGTCGGTTCATTCTTATTTAGCTTTGTAAGGTCATTGTTCAACCTTATCAGTATTTCTTTTAATGTCATAAGAATAGATTTTAGATAAAAAAGATAGTCACCCACCCACAAAACTGTGTGAATGGGTGACGTATTTTACTTATTTGTTAGGATCTTAATGTCCTTACCGAGGAACTTTACCATCTGGTACAGATACTCCGTCACTCCAAGTTCTGGGGATCTGTTTCCCATTTCCTCAGAATCCTTAGCCAACTGGATCATCCTTGACATTGGATTATCTATTCCATTGAACAGATCACTCTCGAAGAAGTCATAGTCTCCCTTTATCGTATCGTAGATTGTCCAAGATCTTGCATCATCTATAGACCTTGTCATCTTGGTTGCAAAAGGTACGAAAGACTTACTGAATGATGTCGTGTCCTGTAAGATGTATTCAACCATCCCATTAGGAAGATCAAATCCATTCTCTTCGTTGTCAGATACTTGATAGTACCAAATATCTATTCCCGACATTGCTAAGATGAATTTAGTGCACAAGAACTCAGTTAGAGTAAACGTGTCTTTATTCCTAAGTTTATTTACAAAGACCTTATCAGATACCGCAATTGAGATCGTATCTAGGTTATCCTTCAAGAACTTTGTGAGATAGGCCATCGCCTTTGAATCATCCTCCACATCAACGAAACGTGCTCTTGACAAAAAATCTGCTATGCTCGTATCTTGGATAGCTTTTACCTTTACTAATGTTACTTCTAAGTTCATTATATTCTTTTATTATTGTTATTATTTTCTTAGTGTCATCATTAATAAAGGGTTTTAGCCACCGATCTGTGCTTCCTCTTACTTAACTATTCGGGATCCTGATGGAGTTCCAGACTCTATTATCAGTCGGTCGGACTCATTATCATCAATATTCTCTAGGACGTAATAAACTCTATTACAAAACTCAACTGTATAGTATAGCTTATAATTCGATTCTCCGCAAACAAACTCATTATCTGAAGATATATCTACTTCATCTACTGATAATATGTCAATCATTATGTCTTTTGCCTCTTCCTGAGTAATTTCCAATCCTGATATATTTCGTATAGACTTTCGAGGTATAATATCTACTCTTCGATCGTTCTTATATACGACCACTGCACAGTCGTGATTCCTCATGTCTAATATTTGGAATTCTTCACAGTCCAGTATCATGTCTATTCTACCTCTATCGTTTTTCCAAGGATTTATTATATAATTCCCATCGTCGTCGTAGTAGCCTTCCTCATCATCATAATAATCATCATCGTCGTCATCCCAGTTGTTGCTGCACCTCTCGTTCCACTCCGGATCATCAAAGTAGTATGGATACTCCTCAAACAGAAGTTCGTCTATTCCTATCCAGATCTCATTTAGACCATTAAGTAGTATGCAGATGAATAGTCCATTACTTCCATTTATCGAAATGTCTCGACAGTAATATAGAAGTCCACCCAAACTATCGTGAGTTCCATATGGCTTAAATACGGCTTCTCCTAATCCGAAGTCAAGTTTTGCGATAATGTTCTTTCCGTCCCCACTTAAGAACTCTAGATCTTCGATCTTCCCATCTTCTGACTTACTTTTTACAACTAACTCCTTGTCAGTGAAGTCTGGAAAATCGTATGGGGAAATTTCTTTACTGAAAGGTTTGGCATATTTCTCCGATAGTATGCTACTACTGTCATATATAGCAGTTAATTCAATTTTTTCTTTTTCCATTTTCTTACTCTACTATTAATTATCCAAAGATAGGGTGATTTATGTGACTGTAGTATCCGCCAGTTAAAACTGGTCTCTGTGGACGAGTTGACTTCTTTCCAATATATTCTCCACAAAGTAGGCTAGTAAATAGCCTTCCTACATAATCTTTTGCTATAACTTTACTCTCTAATTTCGATGGGTTATATTCTATGATCGTCCCATCATCTCCATTTTCACGAGTCACTACGTAAAATATCCTACCCATATAAGGAATAATTCCCTCTAAGTGTAGATCCTTGAGGTACTCAGTGTCGCAGTATTCTCCTCCAACATTCATAATGTTTCCGAATGCATTGACATACTCACCGAAATCCATCTCAGTACTCTCCATTACATAGAAATTCATCTTCGGATTTGTTGCTTCATACTCTATGAATCCTTGCTTTTCCTTTAGTTTTCCTATAAGATACCCGTCCCTCTTATTTCCGAATATTTCTAGATCACCTGTTCTCAGAATTGAGTTCTTGTCCTCACTCTTGTCGATTATGAATCTCGGAAAATTAAAGTAGAAGATTACTCCGGACTCACCAATAGAAAGTGAGAGAAGTCTTCTCCTTCCGTTAAGATAAATGTCCTCACATACATATACGTAGATGTTATAGTCTGGATTGTATCCTAATGGCTTGAACCTGGCCTCCCCCATTCCATAACTAAAGTCGAGAACTAGGTCCTTTCCATCAGAGTGGATCCAGTTTACTCCGTATTCATTATTGTACATTTGTGAGAAGTTAAGGTTATCTATAAATCCCGAAACATCTCGGTCATTCTCATTGAGGAAGAAGTATCTCTTGTCACTATCAAATGACATGCTCAACTGCCTACCATTACTTATCTTATCGAACAGGTTTCTCCTGTATCTCATATTTCCTCCTGACAAATGTATCATAATTAATGTTCTATTCATCATTTCTATCGTATTCAATAAGGATATTATTTCCTTACCTACTTTAAAATCTACTTTTGTCCTCATTATTTCTCCTAATTTTGACTTTAAATAATCAAAATTGAAGTCGTACCCAATTTTTTCTAGAACGTTTTTGCAATGGTCGACTATAAATGGGTCTATTAGGAGATTTAGATAATATACACTACATAGAAGTAGAAAGTTACGACTTACCTCTCTGGATAGTACCTCTGAAACTAGAATATTTCCATCCCTAACTGAGGCTATCTTTATTACAGTTCCCTCTCCATGACCTTTTATTGTTATCCTTTGTGTAAGGACTAACTCAGTCCCATTATTCGTCCTAATTTCTCTTTCCGTTACACAAACATTTCTATCTTTACTTGTTAGAATGTCTATAGAGTCTTTGTATAGACTGTTACACCCTTCCAGAGTTTCTAATGCATTCATCATCGCATCCTCTCTATTAGGGTCATCTTTGAACTTATACATTATAGTCTGGACAGATATTAGTCCACCATAAAGAATTTTACTGTTCATTTCTGTTCTATATTATTTCTTTTATTATACAATTCTCTTTCTAGAAAATACTCATCTCTTATTAACTCCATTATATCACTATGGTCCATAGTATCTGCAAATTTTCTTCCTGATTTATTACATACAGAATTCAATTTCCAGATATTAATTCTTCCAGTTTTTTCGTCCATCTCATCATTAAACTGGTAGTAGGAGAATTTGTCCCCCAACTCCTCATAATATCTTAGTAAATTAACGTTGAAGTAGTTTACTACATATGGACTAACTGTAGAGAAGAATACCTTACAGTTTGGATTGTTAATGACTATCTTGAATATTACGTCTATCTGATCCATCTGTTCATATGGAGATTTCATAGATTCAATATTACTTAGGTATAAGTAAGAGTTTTTTATGTCACCTCCGGCAGAACCATCCCAATCAAGGTAACTAATCATTATATTTCCCATTCCAAAGTAATCTACCTTATATGATCCCAATACTTTCAGGTCAGTCCCACTAAAGTAATAGGAAATATCCTCACCGTTTCTCTTTATAATTCTACCATTCTTATTTAGGGTTATTGTATAATTACCATTTATATAAGTAAACTCACTATTTCCCAAATAATCTAAGTCCTCTCCCTCTTTCGGATCATCAACAAATAGCTTGGATGTACTCCTACGAATCTTATCCAACTTATCCATTACAAAGTCACATAAACTATATTCACGTAGGCTGGAGAACATATAGATCCTTTTGCTGAGATCTATTTCGTATTCATCACATCCTTCTACTACATTCCTAAGAATCAATTTTTCATTCATACTTCTACTGTATTTGTTAAATAAAATGAACCAATATATTTTACAATAAATCTTACGTTTGATTTCTCCTCTTCATCGGATTCTAAAACACTAAGGAATAATGTAAATCTATCATTCACATTACCTACCTGTCGGAAAACCTCAGCTGTACAATCATCACATAGTATCAACTCCCTTGGGATTGATAGTCCGTCACCTATTTTTCCATACAGTGAATCTCCTACGTTGTTTTTATGGTAACATATATCTAACCCACTCTTATCATAGTGATTAGTGTCTAATAATCCAGAATATTGATGTGTACGTTCATCGAACATCTCGCTTATTGTGACCACCTTTTCATTATTTCTGATACAGAGGTAGAATTTCTTAATTATAGAATCCTCTCCAAGGATGTGAAATTCAGTTTCGTCCTTGAAAAGTCTCTCCATAATCTTATCATAGATTTCCACGTCGTTTTCCATGTCGTATTTCATACTTTTATCTCATCATAAAGTTCCCAAATATATTCCATAGGTTCAGATAGATCAAGAGTATTTAGTATCCTCCTTTCGGTTACATTGCAGGTACTGTCTAGGCACTGGACAATATCATCAGATACGTAGTATCCAGATATTTTCTTAGCAAGTCCTTGATCCCTGGCCATAATCACATTCATATAGTTTAGTACATATGGACTATGAGTTGATACAAGAATTTTATCCGAGTAAATATTCCACCAGTTAAACTTTCCTATTAGATAATCTATATAATCTATTTGTTCATATGCTGATCTCCCATATTCAATATCTCTAAAGAAACTGTAGGAAGTTTTACCTGACAATATTGATCTATTTACTTTTGATCTTGTATCTGGGAATTGAATTATTTCATCTCCTGAACCCTCTTCTTTAATATCCTTCTCCGGTAAGAAATACTTTAGCTTGAATGGAGATATTTCCTCATTATCACTACACTTTCTGCTTCTACAGTCCATTATAAACTGAGGGATCACATTTGCTAGTTTATATGTATCTCCACAAAATATAACCACCTTCCTATCACTTAGGTCAATTGTGTACTTCTCATTTCCCTCCAGTTGAGCTTCTACTCTTTCTTTTAAATTCTCTTCCATTCTCTTTTAATATTTGATTTTCGTGAATTATCCAATTATGTTTTCTGTCCTTTGGATCTTGTATTACATATCTCATCCTTCCAATTCCTGTATACTTACAATTATATCCGGGGAACAGTTTCTTTACTATTCTTCCGGATAGAACCTCTCCTTCTCCGAGAGTGAATTCAACCTTATCGTTGTGATTTAGTATCGGGAAGAGTATATTACTTATCTTTTCCATACTGCAAAGGTAAGAAGAAAAGTGGAGAACTAAGTCTCCACTATTCAATTATCTATACATCTTCCACAAATCTTTGATATCAACTGGAGGGACCCGATCAGTCGTTTCGTTATCTGTACTCTTCTCACCAGAATTAATTTCCTCCAACCTATCAACTGCAAATTCAATATACTTTTTAGCCTTGTTAAGGTCTTGGATAGGATTTTCTTTTCTATCCCATCTCCAAAGATATTTCCAGGTATTTCCAAGATAAAAAGCTAATGTTCCATCCTTAACTCTAGACAAGTTTTGATCAAGAACATCTCTCAATTTAATCTTATCTGATTCATAGTATGAAGGGGATATTGGGTTGTTCTCCTCAACAGTCTCTTCCTCCTTATTCTTTTCTGGAATTGTTCGGACCTCTTGTCCGGAATATCCATCCCATTTCTCTATAATAAACTTCTCCATTAATTTGTCAACACTATTTAACTCAAAGTAATTTTCTGGAATATGATCATTCCTATTTATCACCGTACAGGAGTATCTACTAGAATATTCTTTGATTAGGGTATTTCCAGTTAGGTCTATTTTGTCATATCGCCCAATTTGAGATCCATTACTATCAAGGAGTTCATCTAGACCATATGCATCCATAATCTCATCTGCAAAGTAGGTATTCCTATGGAGATCCTTCACTATGGATTTTAATATTTCATTCTTACTAATTTCTTCCGAGTCATGGTAAGGGATCTTCTCCTTACTTATTATAAAAAAACTCCCAAGGAGGTAAAAATGATTGTCTGTAGCTATATAAATTACTTCTGTATTTTTTAGAGAATCCCCACAAGTCCCATATGAGACTAAATTTACTCCAAAGTACTTTTTCAATTCCCTTACAGACACTTTACCACCCACGTAAATATGATCCTTAGGATTTTGTTTGATATCTTTCAATTCTTTATTTTTTCTTTATAATTTCCCTAATGTCCTCTCTATCGATCTCCGGAAATCCAGGCAATTCTTCATCACTAACTAACAAGGCATTTTCAACAGTACTTCCGATATTGTAGAAGTGAGATTCATCTATATTAAATACAGTTTTACTGTATAACTCGTCTAAGTATTCATCTACAACTGATGGAGTATTGAAATAGTCCTTAAGCTCTTTCACTGAGATTTCATTTTCGTTCATCTTACTTCCTCTTTTCGATTATATTTTTACGTATTTCTTCTGGATTTATCATTCCTCTGTGAATTACGTTTTCCATTATGAGTTGGTCACTGCTGAATGAGTAGAAAAAGTCTCTTTCTATATCAAAAACATAATCAATTGGATACCATCCAGACCTCTCCTTTAGTATGCAACTAACCCCATAGTAATCCATTAACTCCTTTGCAGATACCGCATTTCTACTGGTTGGAGGTAAAGTCCTCTCTTTATCCATTACTAAGTTCACGTCCAATTTTTGGCAAGGAATTGTCTTAAATTTTCCGCCTCCATCGGATATAACAATATCCCGACGAACATACTCATTTATTTGATCTATCCTTTTAAAATTTAAGTCGACGTACTTGATATCAAATGATTGTTTGCTTTCTAGGGTATCTGATGAAGTCCAATCAAGAAGATCCATGTAATCGAATGGATTAAATCTTGTGTCAGTCTCAAATTTTCCATCTATTATAGAGATATAGAATCCATACATTAGAGGAATAAATAACTTAAATATTTCTTTACCTCCTATGACAAATACATCAGTATATTCTAGGGTTTTTCCTGATGTAACCCAAGCCCTGTGTAAGGCATCTAAGTAATCTCTTTCAACAAAGTAACTATCATCTCCCGGATCTTTTAGGGTTTTTGATAACACTATATTGGCCCTACCCTCTAATGGGAACTTACTTCCGAGAGACTCCATTGTTTTCCTCCCCATAATTACTGGATGATACATAGTTTTCTCCTGGAAGAACTTCATATCCTCCGGAATCCTATCCCAAGGGAGACCACCTTTATACCCTATGCCCCAGTTCTTATCTGCGGCCATTATTCCAAATATTCTCATACTAACTAAACTTTATCAATTTTCTCTCTATTCTTCTTACATAGAAAATCAATAAGATGAGATTTTTTCCAGATTGATCCTCCACACTCCGAGGTGTATTGGAGAGGTATTGTATGATTGTATCTTATATAAAGAGTATCTCCTATGATTTCTGCGTCTTTTCTATCTAGATCTACATAGTCCTCCTTATTTAGTACTACATCTTTATATCCAAAGCTCGGTACGAGATCAAGCTCTTTAGTGACCATTGATGGGTTGATCGTCATACCTCCATTACCGGATATTTCTCGCAATACCATTTCCCCAGCAGACTTAATAATATAGTCTATATCACTACAGTCCCCGCATATAGCCTTGCAGAGATCTAATCTATTAATCACATGGATGAATCTTCCCATTTCAATATTTTTTCCCGAAAGAGCGATTACCAAGTCATACTCCAGTTGGGAGTATTTAATTCTCCTATGGTACTCTAACTCTCTCCTATCTGCTGTAAGATTTTTGCCGTGACGGGCCAGTTCTTCAAATTTTTCCACGTCAATATCTAATCTCCTAAGATCTGAGTCACTACAATAAATATCGTGTTTATATACAATAATTGAATTGGATATCCTTGAAAATCTATCAAATAACAAAGAATCTGCAAATACATAAACGTCTTCCGAGAAATAGTCGACCTTACTAAGTATGTCTCCTACCTCTTCTACGGGCATATCAGTAGAATCTGTTCTTGGGAGGACAACCTTACTTCCTCTCTCATCTTCCTCTTTTAAAAGACCCTTTGGAACAACAGTAACACTCCTTTTTGATAGATAAATACAGGTGTTGTAAAACCTTACTGATACTTGATTGATAGGGAGAATTTTTCTCTCCCTATCTACTGGAACTATTGTTATTATATTCATACTTTAATTATATGTTTCTTCAAAGATCTCTTTCTTACAAGGATAGAACTCTCCCTTTACTCCTTTGATAATATAGTCTCCAAACTCGCAACTCATTTCTCCCTCTAGGGTACTTATAACTGCTCCGTACTTATTGAACGTAAGTGACTTCCCAGCAAAATTATGTACTTCTTCTTGATTGTCCTTTGATAGTTGAATGGCTTCTACCTCTATCGGTTTCTTTACATACTTGATTACAGAGGTACTAAGAACTTTCTTAAAGAAATCGCTTACTATCTCTCTAGTGTATATGTCCCCTATTAGTGATAGGATTACGTTAAAGGTTCCTTTATATATAGTCTCCCCTAATTTTCCAATATCATCTCTATTTTTCAGGTAATCACTTATAATGTCCAGAGCTTCTAAGGATGATCCATACTTATCCTTCAAACTTTTCCTAGAACTGAATTCCATAATTGCTTTGTGGAGAAGTTTCTTATCATCGATATGTTCCTTCGACATGCTCCGGATCTCCTTTTCTGTTTCTGTCAAGTTAAACTTTAATCGACTCAACATGCTGTGGCTACTTGAAAGTCTTAGGTCGATATGTGTAGATAGGTCTTTCAAATCTAAAAAGAATGTTGCCACATCAATTGGAACATTTTCTACCTTGACATTGTCACCTCCCCAGTTTATCAGATTAATATACCTACATACATATTCCACTAAGTCATTTGATAATTCCTGAATCTTATGGATACTGCACTCAATTGATCCGTCAATATCTCCAGAGAGGAATATAGATAATTCTCTATCATATCTATCAGTTATAGAGGACAATTTTTTAGTACTGTCAAACTTACCTATTGTATTGAAGTCCTCTCCCGGAATAAGGTCGTTGAGGAATTTCTTTGTTGACAGTAATAAACACCTTCCAATTGATTCTGTATATTTTTTATCCCCAGAATATAGGTCCCCGAAAGAAGATTCAACGAAGTACTTATCTCCCCCATTCGGAAATCCTATCCCAATAAGTTTCCCTTCCTCGTTTTCAAACTTTGGAAAATTAAGATCTACAGTGAGAAGATCGTTTGTTAATTCTACTTCATCTTTTTCAAACTCTTTAAGCATCTTAATAATGCCTCGTCTTTCCTCTATTTTTATCATACTTTTATTTATTATACTAATGGTTTGAAATAACTATCTGGATATTTATTTATTATCATTCTTTGCATTATTTTTGAGATTACTAACCAGACCTCTCTCGGCAAATGTCCACAGAAGAATCCATAGGTACTGAGGTCTGATAGGTACCTAACCACTTCTAATGATATTTCATAGTCACCAATTACGGGAGAATAAGAACGTGACAGGACAATGGCCATATGTAACAGCTTTTCCCTGTCTCCACCGAAAGTAATTCTGAAAATCCTCTCCACTTCCGGATCATCTTTCCTCATTTCATGCATCCACGGATTATTTTTAAATACTTCAAGTATTCCATCAGAGTAACCTATGGACTCACTGAAGAGGGAATTTATTTTATTAGGAATCTCTTCTTTTTCAATTATGTACCTTTTATATGGATTTAGGCATAGAATAAACTTATTAACTATGTCTCTAACCATGTACCATATTGACCCCCAATAAATAGACTCTTCAGCATTACTTTCTAGGTATTCCATCAGAATATCATAATGCTTTAATAGTACTCCTGACTTATCATTATTGAAGTCATCTATACAGAATGGACCACTACTAAAATATTCTTTCAGAGACCTATGGAGGCACTTTAAGACTCTATTACAGTATCTACGATCAAAGGGTAGATTCGGATCCCCAAAATAGCTGGTTACTTGGTCAGAAAAACTCTCATCTATTCCAATGACTTTTCCTTTATTATTTACTTTCTCTGGTATGCATAGATCTACAATATAGTCTCTACTTCTTAATTTCTTACCGTCTCCGAAGATATTGTACATATCTTCATATGTTTTTACTTTTCTCATATATTACCTTTTAGATCCTATAATAATCTATACTCAACAGGACTTGAAATACCATCTTTTATATTGTATATTGACAGAAAGTCCTTTCTTACTCCTTTATCTAGACCTACCTTCTTAGAAGCATACTCCCTAACTGCCAACTCTATGTATGAGCTATTAGACGAAATTATCAAATCTACTTTATTGTTGCAAAGTCTGCTAATTGCTTGGTCTACTATTAGTTTTTGAAAATCTCTATCAAACTGATCTATTTCATTGATTATAATAGTTAACCTTTCCTTCTTTTTCTTCTTTACTTCTAAGTAGCTGTTTACTGGATAGAATAAAGTTTCCATCAAATACTTCTCACTGAGATCAGAAGAGTGTCCAGAGGATATTTCATATGGAACGTGGTCTAACTCGACTATGTCCATATTTATCTCTCCTCTTTCTATGTAGTCCATACTTATGTATTCTATTTTCCAAATCCCCGATGAGATCTCTATTCTTCTATCAAGATTTGCCTCCGTAAATAGGCCATCAAAGTTGTGGGCCCAGAACCCATCTTTATCCGTCATATACATAAGTGTTCTGGGTACTAGGTTTCCTCTGAATGTATCTTCACCTTGTATGAGAGTAATCCTACTAATTAAGTCTAAGTCTACATTCTTTATGTATCCTAAATTTTCTATTTTAATCCTCATCTTCTTTCTCCTTTAGGAACTCGGATATTTTATTTTTATTGGTTGTAACTGATCCGTCCTCATTTGTCTTGATCAATCCTTTATCAAGGAGAAGTTTGCAAATCATTTCCTTCCCTTTTTCTGTATAGACTAGACATTTCGCATTGAACTTTAGACTTCCATCCTTTCCGTAAACAGGAACGTCCTTTACATTTCCATATCCCTCATTGTTATATCTATATGTAAGTCCGTATGCCGGATTTTCCTTGTTCTTGCTAAGATGCATTGTTACTCCTAACTTTAGAAGAATCTTATTCAAGCATTGAGCTGTCATGTCCAAACTCTTAGCAACATTGGTTGCAGTAAGCATATACTTACTGTCGAGGATCTTGTCGTAATACTCAGCCTTTGGTTTAGCAACCTCAAGCTCTTTTTGAGTAGCAATCCTTAAATCCCTTTCGTCGGCCAATTCTGTAAATAGTTTGGCCATTTCCCTTGGATCATTATATATCTCTACTAACTTCTCCTTAGTCATGTATGCTCCATGCTTCCGAATAGAAGGTAGAACCTCTTCTACTACCCAATCTTGGAATTTCTCAGCCTCTGGCTTTTTACTCTGCATTACGCATCGATAGAAGTTTGGCTCAGATATGTATGATACTGGCCTACAGATTCCATCTTCACCCTCCTCTACCTCTCTATTCAAAAATCCAGATTCTGTAAGTCTCTTCTTAACAACTGAGGGATTACTAGTAAGATCCAAACATTCCAATACATCTAGGTACCTGAAAAATATATCGTTTCCAATTACCTTTACCCTAAGAATACCAAAACTCGCATTATTAAATACTTCTACTTTATTTTCCATAGTTACATGTTATTACTATTATATACTGAATAAATACCTGACCTAAGTTCAACTTAGGTCCCCCCCTTAATTGGTACCTAATATACCCAATTTAAATTTTATCTATATTGTCTACAATGAATTTCTTCAAATCCCCTGATCCACTTCCTCTCGTCTTCATAATTATTTCCACAAGTCCGTACTTGTCCGTGAACCAAGGAACTCTCGTTCCTTTTGTCGTATTCCTCATCATCTGTACTCTAAGGAAGTCCTCTCCCTTCACATTACTTACATTCCTTATCTTACCAATAGCCTTGCAAATATCTCCGATATTATACAGGATAAGTTCGTCATCATACCTGTACCCATCAATCTTGTTCCCATTTGGGAGGGTAATCTCACTAGTTTTTTGAATAAATTTTGTTTCCATATATTTTATACCGATACATCTCCTTTAATCGTTGGATGTGGATCATATCCTACCAACTTTATGTCTTCATATTTGAAATCAAAAATCGAATCTATTTCTTTGTTCAACTCTACCCTTGGAAGTCCTCTTAGTTCTCTACTCAGCTGCTCTCTAACCTGATCAATGTGATTTAGGTATATATGAGTATCTCCAAATGTATGGATGAACTCGTAAGGTTCGTACCCAGTTACTTGAGCCATCATCATTAGGAGAAGAGAGTAGGAAGCAATATTAAATGGAACTCCTAGGAATAAGTCTGCACTTCTTTGATATAGCTGCAAACTTAGTCTATTTCCATGACTTACATAGAACTGGAATAAGATGTGGCATGGTGGAAGTTCCATCATGTCCAACATTCCTACGTTCCAGGAGCTTACTATATGTCTCCTTGAGGTTGGATTATTCCTCAAACTATTTACAACTGAACTAATTTGATCAATGTAAGTCTGACAATCGTCATATTCATAATCATAGAAGTGTGATGGCAAGTGATTTGGACACCTTCTCCATTGCTCTCCGTAAATTGGTCCAAGATCTCCACGTTCGTCTGCCCATTCGTCCCAAATATGAACTCCATGCTCATTCAGGTACTTAATGTTTGTGTCTCCACGTAAAAACCACAGAAGCTCATAAACCACAGATTTGAAATGTATTTTCTTTGTAGTTACGAGCGGAAATCCTTTCGATAGATCAAATCTAAGCTGTCTTCCAAAAACACTTAGTGTACCTGTACCTGTACGATCTTTTCTTTCTTCACCGTTCTCCAATACGTCTTGGAGTAACTTCAAATAAGTTTTCATATACTCAAATTCAAATAATCCCAATAATAAGTCCGTTTGCCCAAAAAAAGTAGGTACGGAAAAATATCCGTACCTAGTTTGATTATGCATTTTCTGTTAACTCCCTTAGAGCCCTCGCTCTAGAGTTGTCTGTAGATGGAATCAGGTTTCCTTCCGGATCCCTGAATATGAACCCAGTTGCAGTGACCATATTTATCATTCTCAAGTCATTGCTTCCATCCTTTTCTACGTTCTCAATGAACTTTTCTGTTCCCATTGCGAGAAGGCTATCTAGCTCCATTTCTCCAATACTTTGTCCGCCACCTTTTCTATAACGTCCTCTACCAAAGATAGAGTCTTCATCTTTAGTGTCTATACTTGAAGTTACCTTACCAGTATAGTCAGCAGAGTGTGATAGCTTCTTAATATAAGAAAGACCCGTAACAGACTCTCCCTCAACGTACCCCAACTCGTGAAGTCTATGTCGATCTCCAGCCTTTGGAACATAGTCTTTTGGAGAGAATCCTTGGATACCTTTATCAGTCTCAGCAATGATTACGTCTGGACAGAAGATTACGTCAGTGTCCTTGACCCCAAGCTCATTCATCCATTCAACAAGAGTATCATAAGAAATCTTAGAGTAAAAACCTACTTCTAACTTAAATCCAAATACGTCAGTAGACTTAAAGTATTCAGAGAACTCCTCGTCAGACATACTTGTGAACTTCTTTCCGTAGTACTTTTCAGTAAATTTCTTTGCCTCTGAAACCTTTCCAAGATCCATCTTGCTCTTTAAGATACTATATATCTTTAGAACACACTTACTCAGTGAAGTCTCATAAAGCTGAGATATATTCTTTCTACTGATTACTGCTGCAGGATTGAGAAGGATTTCAGATGGAGTTCTTTTTCCGTCAGGGCTCTCTATTTGTGGCATACATTCGTCAGGAAGAATCAGAGAGATTACTCCCTTTGATCCATAGTTATTAACTACCTTATCACCTAGCTTTGCCCTATTAACTCTAAGAACTTTAGCACTGATGTATCCAGCAGCTCTCTCATCCATTTCTACCTCATCGGCCTTCAGGTCTTTATACTTCTGAGGAATCCAATCGTAATCAGAAGATTTCTCTTGAGACTTCATAGATTCAAGAATCTTTACTGTCTCTGGATTAGTAAACTTAATCCCATCCTTTATCTCTACCCTAATATCAATAAGGAAACCCTCATCGACATTATTAGGAACTAGTAAGTTAGCTTGATTATAGCTAATTCCAAGTCCTTTGAGAAGTCCGGTTGTTAAGTTCTTACCTAAGTTAGGATTAATCCTAAGTTTAGATAGGTTATTTACTATAATATCCTTGCTCTCTACAGCAGATCCGATCTTCTTAACATAACTGATTATGTCATCAGGATAAATATCTATACTGAAGTTTATGAGAGAGAAGTGCATCAATCGGTCTGAGTGAGACTTACTGATTACAATTCCATCCTCGTGAGTATATCCAAGGTAGTTCATATAGATTACTCTCGAATTAATTCCAATGTCGAAAGATCCTCTCTTCATTACCTTTGGAACTACTACAATATCTCCTGACTTAACCGATTGGCCTACCTTAACTGCTGGATCAAATGAGATAATTGAATCATTTGCACCAACAATAGGACTGGAGATGTCCGTGAAATAAACAGATCCCTTGGCATTCTTGAAGAATATCTTATTCTCCCTTATCCCTACTACAGTAGCATCCTCCCCTTCATGTCTACTAACAAGAGTTGAGTTCTCAAGAACTTCCTTATCGTGACCAGAAGAAATCAGGTTAGGCTCACCATTCGGCAGTTCTATGGCCTGTTTCAACATGGACGCAGTACCCATAGAAAGTCGAATAGAGTCAGACGCATTTCCCATAGGAATAAGCATTGAGGTTATGGATAGCTTATGATCGGGCATAGGCTCAATAAGGTCGAACTTATCCGAGCTTGTTCCATCATAGTACTTAAGCCTAAGTTTATACTTTATATCCTTAGACTTAAATTTTTTATTCTCATAGTCCCAATACTGATTAATAAGAACTTTCTTAGTACAGTATTTTGTATATGGAATAGTTACCTCCTTCTGATCTGGGAATGTATAGCACTTGATGTACATTTCATTGTCCCTAAGCTCCGCACAGTAATTCATCTCATTGATCTGGTTCGTATTCCCGTTAATAGGAGTATTTACGATGTCAATAAGGTCCGTCATCGAATCATTTACAGCAACATTCTTAGGAATAGTTACCTTAAACTTCATCGAATCGAATACTAGCGGATTAATTGTATTAGGGATGTCAATGTTCTTCTCATTGGCTATCTTGAAATACTGATCAATGCATGTCTGAATGGATCTTAGGAATATTCTTTTGTATTGATAGTATTTCTTCCTAATGTCCCTAGTTACTCTTGGCCTTACATCTCTTCCATAAAGATACTTCAAGAAATTGGATTCAGTAGACCAGATCTTTTTATCGATCATGCTATCGTACTTCTTATCCTCTCCCCTCTCTATCAGCTTAAGAATAATATCCTTAGTCAAGTAATTACCTACATTGTCGGTGTCTAACTTAACTTTAATCTTATCCACCTCGTACTCAGTTAACTTTAGGCTGTCCTTATACTTGTTAAGATTGTCATCCGTTGCAGGTATCTTTACTTCGTTGTCATCTGAGTCGAATAAGCTGATAGTGATGTCGTACCCATCTGGATTGGACTTATCCTCAGTGAATCTGACATCAATCTGATCGTTTATAATGACGTTATTACTGTAGACTGTACACCTATCATCCCGATCAAGGGTATTTGTAGGGATTCTTAGCGCACCTCCAACTACGAATACGTTATTGATAAGTTTCGGAATCTCAAGATCTGAGCTATACTCCTCTGATTCCCCATCAACGACTGTCCGGAAGTTGTATCTTACAGTCATAGAACCAGTTCTACCCGTCATTCTTAGGTAGCTTATATCTAAGTTATTGGATTCTATTACTTGATAGTTTAATAGGGAGCAATAATTCTTATCATCTGAAGAATAGTTTACCTTATCAACCATGAACTCGACGTACTTACCTAGCTCTCTAACCACATTTTCATTGAATTTATTTACCATCTATAATTGCTCCTCCTATTTTATTCCTGTCGTCGAATAGTATCTGGTATACAGTAGTATCCTTAAAGAATTCATTTATATCAGTAAAAATCCCATCAGTAACTTCTTTCCAGTTTTCCTTAATCTCTCTGTAAGGTTTTACTAGTAACACGTAAGACCAAACTAAATTCAAGTTAGGAAATTCTTTTTGAACGATTTCGTGAGATAGGACGCTATCCTTATTTATATTGTACTTTGACTCTATAGAATCTATTAAGTTATCTAGTTTTTCTTCGTCTATCTCATCAAATGGAGTCTCTACTGCAAGACAGAAGCTCATAAGACCACCATCGGCTACAGTAGATTCACTGATTATTTCTGTTCCCTTAAGAAAATCCCTCATATCTGATGATATTCCTTCCTCCATATCCGACCATTCAGCTTCGAAAGTGTCTGGGTTTGTGAAATTATCATCGATTCTGGATAGTAGGATGTAAGTCCAATAGCTAGAGTTCTCCTCGTACCCAGTTGCGATCTCATTTACTATTACGTCTATTGAATCTAAGCACCTATCAGCTATACTTTGTCCGAGGATAATGGAATCCTCCTCACTGGGATTGTGAGGAGGAGTTTTGAAAGATCTGCAATAGCTTCTCAATCTCATATCTTGTTGCTCAAAATTAGTGGAAGAATTACTGACGTGATAGGATCGGACCCGATGTCCTTTCCTTCATAGGTAATCTCCTTAAGAGTTCTACCAGCGTATCCAAATGCAAGTGACTTGAAGAACGATGAGGATCCCTTTACGCTCTTTACGAGAGACTGAACCTGAACCCTGTCCTCTCCCCTCCTAACAAGCAGTGAGAACAAGAACTCAATAAGCTCTGGAGATACTGGAAGAAGTTCGTCAAACTGGATCTTAAAGTATTTATATACTTCGATATAATCTTTCTCCTTGTTTGTTAGATTCTTTAAGTCAAGAGTTCCTGAGCAGATTCTCTGATACTTCTTGACCTCAGTACCATCTGGAACATAGTACATGTTTTCTGGATCATATCTGTACTCTTCATCTCCAATCATAACCTTGAACTTGTTGTCCTCATCCTTAATGTACCTAAGTATCCCAGAGTTTCTTGCATAACAGTCAGAAAGAATCTTCTTGTTATTTTGGAAAGTCTTGTTACCACTTACAGGATTTGCTGAGCACAGTTTGATAATTCTATCCAGACGATAAGAAGGAGTGACCATGAGATAGTGCCTTCCAAGAACGTCTCCCTTATCATAAGTATCTCCGTTCCTAGGCAAGCTCTGAGCGAATCTATTTCCTTCTGGCCACTTATACTCTTTTCCAGTCTTAGTTGTCAGAATTACCCATCCATCTTCGATCTTAAGTTTTCCAGAGTCTGGAGACAGAATCCATTCAGGATATTTATCACCGCTTCCGGGGAATTGGAACAAGTTACCAGAGTGTTTAAGTGCAAGACCAGACTGAGTAAGAGTTTCGGTAAGTGAGCTGATCATGGACATACCAACTTTAGACCCCTTAGGATAATTAACTACGTTTGATAACATATCCAGAGTAATCTTATTTTGTCCTAGAGTGCTGGTAAGAATAGATCTAACCTTTACTGGATCATCCGATTTCGATTTTCCGACTACAGTTCCATTTACCCTAGTCCTACCCTCAGCTTCACTCTCCTTCAGATAGATACCTTCGTTCTTCTCATCCTCTCCATCAATTAAAAGATATTCAGATGCTAAGTAGTTGAACTGTCTAGTAACATATCCAGACATAGGAACAGAAAGCTGCTTAATGTCCTGTACTGCACGGTTCTCTATAGCGTGATTCTTGTAATCAAGAGGAGACATACAACCAACGAGAGTGGTCTCAGATAAGTGGAATACACCATCAGGACCTACGTTTAACTGCTGAACAGACATGTCCCTAAGCTGAGGAAGTTTTGCTCTTGAAGTCTCTGTTACCCCAGTCTTAATGTGATCAGGAATCTCCTTGAGAACTTTCTTTTGGAACTCCTCATAGATCGTACGAATCGTACTGTCCTTAGTTTTCTGATCTAATTTTTCGTTAGATTCTATAGCCCGAATCTCATCAAGATATTTCTTATCTATGTGAACATATAGCTCAGATATTCTAGGGGCAGTTGATCCACTAAGAGTAGTTACTTTAAGTGCAAATTCACTGATGTCTCTGATTCTTTCAAGTCTGTCAGGCTTACCTCTAAGCTGCTCGTACAAGAAGATGCAATTATCAGAGTTGATGTTCCCCTTGAAATCGTCTTCCAGATAAGCATTTACGTCCTTATCGAAAAGTTCGGATAAGATCTCTCTTCCAAGGGTCGTCTTCTGTCCGTTGAGGATAACCATTGTCTGGTACTTGAAGTCTCTATTCATCTTCTTGTGATCCTTAAGATCTTGAAGAGAATCAAATGTTTCAAGTTTGTCTGGTACGTATACTTTAGATGCTTGGATAAGGCCGTGCATCATCTCGTGAGTAGGGACATACAAGGGCTTATGGTTCTTCTTATACAGGAAAATGTTCTTAGGACTCATCGCTGAGGTCATAAGTTCATTCATCTTCTTAGGAATACTATAATAAGTCATAGCATCACCATCGAAGTCTGCATTAAGAGGAGGACATAGTGCCTGAGGAATCTTCATAACATAGTCGTTAGTAAGTTTTACCTTACATACGGCCATACTTAATTCATACAAAGTAGGTGCTCGGTTGATTATCACGTACTTCGCTTCAAGATCATCGTCTCCAGCTATATATTCCTCAAACAGTCTCTGAGTCTCTGGATCATCGTACTCATTCTTGTAGATTTCCTCGGCTTTCTTAGTCGTAGTTCCCTTCTTGTCTGCAATGTACTGTACGAACTCGTCCATACAAGTCTCATACATCAAGTGTCTAGGAATTACAACCTCATCGGCTTTCAATGTTGGATCTGGAACAATCACTGCTCGACCTGAGTTTGGAACTCGGTTTGAGATAATTGTTCTAGCCATATTCTCATCGGATGGTCTCATAATCTCAGAGATAGACTCTAGGTCTCTTGAGATAAGGGCCCTAAGACTTCCTCTAAAGTATGCTTTAACAAGCTCAGAGTTTATCTTAGGGAAGGTTGTCTTATAGAACTGATGAATGCAGTAGATAATGTTCTTATATACTCCAGTTATCTTATCGTTCTCTAAGACTCTCTTACCGTCCCTAATCCTAAGCATTGGTCTCCTCATTGCTATTGGGAGGACAATTATATATTGGTTGAGATAAGCTCTAGCTTCTTCAAGAATATCCGGCTTGTTAAGATGAATAAGACTAATTAGTCCCTCGAATGAGCATTTGGTAAAGTCGTCAATCTTATCAGTTACAGTTAGAGTATCCGAACTCTTATCATATTCAAACTGGCATACATCAAGAACAGCCTGATCATACCACCTCTTACCTTCAAAGTACTTACTCTCGAAGTCAGTTACGATCTTCTTGAAGTTAGTCTTTATAAGTGAGATGAAGTTGGTTATCTTATATTTATTGTAATAATACACTGGACTTTCAATCCTTCCGAATCTCTTGAAAGACTCTTCCTGACTTAGTACGTTAGTTCCGCATCTAGGACATCTAATTCCTGGAGTACGTATATTACCACAATTACATCTGTTCACCTGTAATGCACCAAAGATGGTAGGGTCATAGACTCCTTTTTCGTAAGGGTCTAGCTTCTCCACCTTAAGATTAATGTCCCTATGCTCAGTAAGGACATTATTTTTTGTAAGTTCAACGATTTTCTCGTCGGTAAGTATTTCTATTCTTATATTTTTCTTATCCATCGTTATGACTCGAATATAAGTTTCTTAGCAGCAGCGGTTTCTTCTGGAAAATTCGTCAGTATCTCATTGTATACTGTTCGTCTCCCCTTCTGATAAGCGTCCTTTGATAGATCAAAAATCTCTAGAATCTTAGATGGAAGTACTCCTCTTGTAGACTTTCTGTACTCTCCCCTAAATTTCTTGAACGCGTTATACGTCTCAATCGGATTGACAATCTTCTCCCTTATCTTACCAAAATGTCTTTCGTAAATTACTGTAGACTTGGTTCCGTCAGTTCCCCAAAACTCTTTGCTTCCAACAGATTCCGCAATGTCCGCCATATCCTCGTTACCAGACTTCCTCAGATACTCTACAAATCTATCTAGAGTATCCTCCCTTACACTATAGAGTAAATCATTTACCCTTCTTATTGGACTATATAGATACTTAGGGAGATCCTGAATCAAGGCAATCACGTCCATTTGGTTAGTAGTGATCAGCATGATTATTAGGGCCTTTGCTTTAGTCATTCTTGACTTAGCCAGCTTTTCGTTAGCTGGAAGCTCCTTCTTATCTGCAAGGTAAGATTCTACTATACTTACCATGATATTAAGCACTTTCTCCTCCATGACCTCATCATAAACTGACTTTGGTGCAGAATACAATTGTAATTTATAGGTATCAGACGATGCGTACCTATTCTTTCCCTGACGATCGTTTATCTCGTTTGCGATATTCAAGGAATAGTTATATTGGTGTAGGAAGGTTAGAAAGGCCGCTGTTCTACTTGCGGCATCTTCAGTTTCAACTATCTGCTTATATATCTCAGCAGCCTTGTCCAACGATGTAATGACCTCCTTGTCCTTTTCTTGCTCGTCACTAGGTTTTACTTCCTCCATATGTTCTAACTAAGTATAATCAAGCTATTCTTTTTCTCATTTCCACGTTTCACGGAAATACTCCCTGACTCTTTGTAGACTGAGAAATAGCTTTTAATAAATTCAAACAGGTTAAATTCAGAGGGATGCTTTTTATAGTACCCCTTCAGTTCGTTTGGAGTCAGGTCTTTATTATCTAATAGGAATCTATATATAGACTCCATGTCTTCACTGATAAACTTTTCTACTACAATAGCTGACTCACCACTTGATAACTTACTAACTATAGAAGATAGATTTATCTTCATTATTGGATCTTAATTGAGTTTACCAACTTTTCCCTCATACGACCATTACTGAGGACTTCCTGAACATTGATATCAGGATCCTCGAACATGTTTCGGAGAAGGTCAAGTGCTCCAGACTCAGAGAATGTCCCGTAGTACTTTTCTCCAAATTCTATGGCCTCTTGATCTTGACCGATTTCACTTCCTTTTCTTACGCTTACTACTCCGGTTATCTTATGAATAACAACATAGTACCAAGTAGGCTTAAATCCAGTAGTAATCTTGTCTAAAATTTCCTTTTCCATATTCCTTTCTATAATATAAGGGTATTATAAGTCAGGGTAATCTTTCCTTAGGCGGTTTATACTGCTCTCCAAGAAGTTCATATATGTCTTCTTCTGATTTTAGAATGATCTGATCACCGTCCTTACCCGTTATTCCGTGCAAAGATAGTTCATATCCCAGACAATATGCGGAGTTTATCAACCTAATGATCTCTTTTTTCCCACTATTATGAAATAATGACCTAGTATATAGCTCATTAATTGGGACATTAATAATATCGAAGTTTATTCTCCTACCTATTGAGAAGGATGACCTATCCTCTCCACAATAGGACTCTTCGGAGAATGTCATATACCTGAATTTCTCAGATACTTTTTCAAACGGGACTTCTGTACTTATAAAGAATCTGACGCCATCTCTTATCTCATCTTTACCTAATACGTAATCCCCTATTTGACTATATGAGATTTTGTCTCCATACATGGACAGTGCATACTTAGCCAACTTTACGTATGATGAGATTTCGTCCCTATTTATCGGAAACTTCTCTGTATCATACTCTAACTTTTCATTGGAGAATGGTACCTCTGACGGCCTTATTTCTGGATGATCTGAGTAGATCTTTACCAGATGCTTGCATAGTCTATTCGGAGAGTATGTCTTATTAAATGATCTCCTGTATATGAAGTCTGGACATGTACAGGTCACTTTATCAGAGTCTACGCAATACTCATTTCCATTAGATCCATATACTTGAAAAATCATTGTTTACTTGAATTATTTTTCCTCTTCTTCTGCTTTTACTGGAGGAAGATTCTTTGACCTAACTCTTCCTTGAATATCTGTATTCTGGAATGAAGCAGCATTCTTTTTGAACTCTTCTACTAGATCTAACTGATCCTCGAAGAATGGATTACTGAGAGATTTATCGTAGTAGATCTTCTTTGTAGATCCGTCCGACAGTACAGTAACTCTCCATCTCATATCTCTACCATCTTTCTCTGGTAGCTTATCGTCTATCCTTACAGATCTTACCTCTACTATATGGTTGGATAGGTCCATTACATAGATGATCTCAGGAGAGTGAGAAGCCATAAGCATCCTTCTCCTATTCTTTATGTACAAATAAACCAGTAATACAGATACCAGAAATGCGGCTGATATAATTATTTTTAGTAACATGATTATCAACAAAAATTATGGGGAAGATTACTCTTCCCCTATTTATTTATCCAACTTTTACGATCGTCTTGTCTTTTATCCAAGGACGAGTCTTTTCTAAGAATTTCTTTGTAGTAGCAATAGATTCTGTCACCCTACCCTTTTGCGTATTACGTCCAAGAAGTACACATCCATGAGTATCCTTCTCAGTATTACCGTGATGGAATAGAACCTGACTGAATCCATTAATTCCTTCAATATAAGGCATGTACTTGTCACCAAAAGTTGAACTGAATCTAGGGGATCTCCTCCAATCTACCCAGTAAGTTCCATTTGGAATAGCCGTCTCTCCCCAAATTTTCTGCTCATCCGGGTCAAAGGTTCCATTTCTATTTGTATCCCTGTCTGTATCCTCGAGACTATCGCAGAAATACTCTCCATCCAAGTACACATTACTAATAGTGTAATTCGGTCCCCTAAAGATCCTTTTGATTTCGATAGTGTGCTCTTTCTGAGGAGCTTGAATCACTGGAGGCTCTACTTTTATGGGATTCTCCAATGAGTCTTTCTTTACTGTGTCTCTCTTAGTGCTGAACGTATCTTTATTAGCCAATTTATCCAGCAATACGCTCTTAGGAATATCTACCGGCTTTGGCGGATCTATGTCAGGTTTCCTAATTGAATCCTTAAACACAAATGGTTTAGGTTCAATAGGGGAGGATAGTCCGCTGACCGAGTCTATGTTGCTGAGGGGAGTTCTTGGCGTATTTATTTCACCAGAGCTATCTCCTATTTTAGATCTTAAGATCTCGTCAGTAGCATCGCTCATTTTTTGTACGCTAGACTTAGTTAAATAGGTTAGGAACGAATCTTTCTTAGCGTCGAAATCGCTCTTCTTATTCCAAGCTGAGTCCATCCTTGGAGTTTCCCACATCTTCTTAGGTTCCTCTTCGGTTGCACTGTCTTTGAAGATCATAGGCTGATTAGGCACTGTCGTCTTTGTTGGGTCAGCCACCTTACTGTCCTCTTCCTTTTTGCCTGTATTTATTTTTAGTTTGGTTAGGATTCCTGTAAGTAAACTACTCATTTCTTATTTCTCCTTATTTCCTAGTTTTGGAAATACAACTCCTACTCCAAAGAAAGGTTTTGTATCTCCATCTTTCTCCACTTCAACCATTTTCGGATACGCACCTGACACCTCAAATACGTTTTCGTAGTTCATAAGAGTCTCGTTCATATAGAGATCGAACTTGTTATCATTCTTCATCGTAACAATGAAGTGACTCTCTTCTCCAAGCATCAACGTAGCAGTCTCAATGTTCCCCGGGAGATACTTAAGAATCCCCATAAAATCTATATTTGGAATCAAGTGGACACCTTCTATTCCAAGAAAAATCTCACTAGAGAAAAGTAGAGATTCTGATACGATGTTCTCCTTATTAGTCACACTCTCATGCTCCATATTTCTAACCATAAATGGAGCAACTGAGATCATTACATTAAGAAGATCAGAATTGTTCTTCACTGGCGGTGGAGTATTGTAGCTATATAGCCGATCATCCGCCCAATCTACTAAGAAATGGCCCTCTACATCGGTAATGACTAGTTTAATTGGGAACCTTTCATGTGTGTAGTTAAGATCTCCCTTAGTAAACCCAAACCTACTAAGCTCTTTCTCGTAGAGCTTCTTGATAATATTTTCCATATTTCTTTTACTTGAATATTTTCTTTACGTTATCTCTATGTCTGATTAGACGGAGATTCTTTGATTTATTGTTTGACTTATTATTGTCAATATGATCTATGTCGTAGTCACCCCTGCTATCTCCACGAGCTTCTACAACTAGTCTATGAATGCTTCTCGGATATTTCTTACCGTTCTTGAACAGTTTTACTTGTTTGTATCCGTTCCCTTTATCGTACGGATGCATTCTTTTACCGTCCTTACCATAGACTACTCCGTCTTTCGTGATCTCGTAACCAGGGAATCCTTTAATTCTCATAATAGTTCTGTCATATACTCCTGAAGAGCCTTATCGGTGGAAATGTATTTACGAGTCTTCCATACTCTCTTTAGCTTAAGCATATTGTCAGTATCCTCTACCACATTATCCATGTTAAACATTAGGGGACTTTTAATACATTCCAAATCTTCTTGACTGAACTCAGCTTTAGAGATTACGTCGGTTATCCAGTCATTTAAGTACTTGTACTTACTACTGATAAGACCGTTCTTAATTTGAGTGAAGATAACTATTGCCAAATATTCTTCGCCCGATACGCAGTAACTCTTCTCTCCCTTATCTTCCATAACATCCTTTTTATCAGGGACACTATCTTCTTTATTAACGGAAACTTCTCCATCTCCACTTATTATCCTAGTCTCCTCTACTAGATCTTCCTCCTTTTGAACTTCTTCTTCTTCATTCTTACTGAGGAGTCCCTTGAAGAAATTCTTTATTCTTGAAATCATATCACCCTATTGATAAATTCATCCAAATTCAGTATGAGTCCATACTGACTAAAGGATACAATTGTTACTCGTTTCCTAATAGCCAAAGTAGAGATAGGAATAAGATACTCTGATCCACCTTCGAACGTTATCTCATTCCTTAAGGTATCTATCTTTATTGAATACCTTTTCTCCGACTCATCCATATTTATAGAGAGGTTCTTACACAAGAGTTGGTGAATGTGCATAGGATCACCAAACTCTCGTATAAGATACACTCTATCAGGTATTAGGTTGTCTAGGAAATTTTCGTAGTGCATTTTCTCTGTATACTGAGAACTTATCTATGATCGCATCAACATCGAACTCCTCGTTTAAGTCATACATTAGGTCAATCACCCAACTTATGATTCCTTTCTTGTTTAACCCTGCGATTCCTTTCTTAATTCCTTTGCTGAGCTTATCGTAATCACTCACCTCTTTTTTCTTCTTCATTTCCTTCTTCTCCTTCTTTTATGATTCCCATCCTTTTTCTAAGGACTCTAATTATATCTTCATTTATAAGATCTCGGTTATTATCTTTATTGTATTCATCGAGATGCTTATTATCCTCACTATGTCTATCCCTCCACGTACTGAATCTCAAGATCCCGTTGACAGTCTTATTCTTGATATTGTCAATCGCCCAGTCAAGCAAGGCAGTATGCTCTTCTACTCCAAGGATCTTCCTAGACCCATCTACAGATACTGCGAGCCTATGTCTCTTAGACTCGATATTCATCTCTTGAAGAATCTCTTGTACCCTCTTCCTGATTTTCTTTTTGTCCTCGTCGGAAGACTCCCTGAATGACTCAGTAAGATCTCTCAATTCTCCTCTCTTCGGGACAGGGTTTCTGTTATCAAATACGGTGTTTAGCTTTGATCCAGATAAGCTATCCCTCAATGGACTCTTACTAAACAAAATGTAGTATGGCCTTTCATTGAGGAAAAACGTGAGTAAGTAATTAACTAGCTTCTTTTTTACTGGATCCTTGTAGAACTCATTTAGGTTATTATATGCCTCCGAATAAGCATCAAACCTATTAAGAATCGTCTCTTCCATTATTTCCATTGATTATTTGTACTTTTCTCTTCTCTACTTTTAGATATGCTTGGTTTGTAAGTGGTTTATACATTATCTTATATTCGAATCCATTAACTTCACAGAACTCTTCCATAGAGTCTCTGAACATCTTATTCCATCCTATAAGAATGTATAGATAACCTTCCCACCCGTGATCCGGATCCCTCTTCAACTCCTCAGCAATCTTCTCGAACTCGTCATTAACTATACTCATATCATACGAGTTTGCTAACTGTTCGATGATTATCTCGTAAGAAATCTTGAAGGTTACATACCTAGATATTCTCCAAGTTAGATGAATTATAAGTAAGATAGCCAATAAAACTATCAATACAACTTTCGTAGTTAGAACTATTGTCATAGAGACATTCTTAATATTTTGAATCTATTTTCTGCTGCATATATGACTACTGGACTGTCCAGAAATTTCCTAAGACTGTTCGGGTCGAAATTATCCTTGTTTACGTCATCTATAGTCACAGCAACTGTAGGAATACTCCTACTCTCTGGGTAAAGATCAGACTTGATTACAGTAAAGAATCCATTATCAGACTCGAAATATGTATTTATTAGATCAGTAATTTCTTCATAACTTACATTTATTCCATTGTCTGACTCCTCCTTCAATGAGATTATCTTACTCAAGATTGATCTCTTGTACTCTGAAATTTCCCCAATCTGATCCGGAGTCTTTATCTTATGAGACTTCTGCCACTCAATCATTCTTTGTGCATGAGATTCTGCATCTCTAGCCATTCCTGGATCACCTCCAGAAATCCTCAGCTTCATTGCCCAAGTTAGGAGTAGTTCTGGCGCAAATGGGTCTTGTCCCCTAAGCATGAATACTGGCTCATCCTCAGGTATCTTACCTTCCTTATCTACAATTCTTCTATTATAATCTTCTCTTCCGAATAGCATTTATTTTATTTCTATTTGACCAAATGAATTTGTTCCTCTTAGGTAGTGAATTAGCGCATATTTAATTACTTTGGAATTATCATTTTTAGGAGATAGAACTAGAATGTTGTACTTCAAGTAGTAGTTACAGTCAAATTCTAGCTCATTTCTATACTGAATCTTCTTAAATCTCTCTGATAATCCCTTGCAGAAATACTCTTCTGAGGAGTTATCTCTATTTCTGATCTCATTAGACTTGACTTCCTTTATGTGCTCATACAGATTCTTAACGTACTCTTTCATAGAGTCAACTGTGAAAGCTAGGATTCCATTGTCTCTCACAAAATTCTTAATTTTCCAGTACTCTTCTGTAGGGGACACGTCCGACCTAGAAAAAATTACTGGAACACTGTGAGGGAGACTCTCAATATCACTGAACTTAGTGACAATATTTACAAGTGGTGTAGGAATACCTAACTCATTCACATCGTGAATACCAGAGTTCTCATCTTTGCAAATAATGCTAATCATCTTGATTCTTGTTATTGTTTGGTTTGTTTCTGTCAACCAATATCTTTGGATCTACTGGGTTTCCTATCCATATGTCTGGTTCGTATTCGTCCGGAGTAAGATGAACTAGCATAAGTCTTCCATCAACTATAAACTTATCCCACCACATCTTCATGTCCTTATTGAATTTCCCTACAAATAAAGGAAGGGATTTGGAATTTACCAAATGATCGAACATCTCTTCTTTGGACTTCTCACTTGGAACAAACTCATTGAATACGTTATGTCTTCTAACTGACAGTGACTCTAAGTATTCTAAGTTCTCCCATATCTCATGTAGACCTTCTTTAGTTATAAAGTCCCTATCTGGATAGTAGTAGAATATCTCTGTCTTGCTGATGTCAACACTATGATCTTTCTGGAACTTGTCTATAAGAGTCCTAACATCGTGCCAATCTTCATCAAAGAAATTTATGTACAGACCTACCTTATTGAACTCGTACCCTTTACACTTACAAAATTCCATGTCAAAATCCAATTCTATAAAATACCCCTACTCCGTGATAATTCTGATTGTACATCCTTAGGTACTGATAACCAATTCCAAACTTATCTTCTGATAGGATAACTTGACCATTTATGCCCCCTGAGAAGTTAAGACCTCCACCTAACATAAGAGATCTAAATTTTTCTTTCTTGATCTCCTTGACGGACTCTTTGACTTCTTTGTAGATTGGCATAAACTCATAACTAAGGTTATTTGCCCTGTTTTTATAAACTTCGAATGAAATACTGCATTTTCCAACTGTATCTACATCAAAAAGAACCTCTTTATAGTACCTTCTCGTCAGAAACTCTCTCAATACTGTGAAAGAATCTACTTTCTGTACATATACAATAGAATCAATGACTACTGTGTCTGTGTATACAAGGAGGTCTGGTATAGACGGAATTTCCACCTTAATTGGAGTCAAGTCCTTTATCGTTCCGACGATCCTCTTTCCCGGAAAGTACTTTATCTCCTTCTCTACTACGGTTACTGTCTCTACTTTAGTCTTCCCCTTCCCAATGAAGTATCCAGCTACCCCTCCGAGAATAAGTGACAGGACTATCACTGATAGAACTAAATAGAGATTTATTTTGCTATTCTCCTTCATATAAAAAGAGTTAGGCTAATGAGAGATTTTTCACCCCTCATTAGCCATTATTTTAATTAGTCTTTATCATCTTCGTCTTTGTCCTTAGGTGCATCTTTACAGATCACACACTCAGTAGTCAAGAACGTTGATGATGCTGAAGAAGAGTTCTTGATCGAAGACACAATCACCTTGGTTGGGTCAATGATTCCACTCTTAATCATTTCGCATTTCTTATTTGTATTGAAGTTGTATCCATAGAACTTTCCAGACTTTTCTTTGATTGTCTTGATATTTAGGTCCGGATGGATTCCAGCATTAAAGCTGATTGCCCTAAATGGCTCCATAAGAGACTCGGCAATTACCCTTACTCCGTCAAGAACGTCCCTATCGAATGACTTGTCTTTAGACTTTTTATCGATGAATTTCTGTAGGTATCTGGAGGCCATAACATAAGAAACCCCACCTCCGGGAGATACTCCCATTTCCAAAGCCGATTTAGTGGCACTTAGAGCGTCATCTACTCGATCTCGGACTTCCATCCCCTCCACATCGGACTCGACTCCAATACGAATAACCGCAACTCCGGGATTAAGGAGCCTCTTCCTCTCTTCAAGCCTATCCAAAGTGTACTTAGTAGTACCTTCTTCACCGGCCTCTGAGTTGATCATTGTCATTCGCTTATCTACCCTTTCTTGGTCAGACTTTACTCCGAAGAAGATAGTGCTATTTTTGTAGATAACCACCTTATCAGCCTCTCCGAACCAGCTCTCCTTAAGATCTTCGAACTTAGTTCCAGATTCTTTTGAGATTACTGTAGCACTTAGTGAGGCTGCAAGGTCTTCCAAGCTATCGGCCTTCACTTGACCATACCCGGGAGACTTTATAGCAGCTACATTGATTCCCTTTTGGATTCTGTTTACAACCAATAGTTCGAGAGCTTGATCTACTACGTCATTAGCAATGATGAGGATAGGTCTTCCAGAGTTGATAGAGTTCTGTAAAATACTGACCAGATAGTTGGATGCAGTAGATAGAACATCGTTTACGATAAGGATCTTAGGATTCTGGAACTCTACAACAAGCCTACCATTCTCTGTATTATTGGCAAAGTACTGAGAGATCATTCCACGGTTGATCTTGATTCCGCTGATTTTCTCAACGTACGTATTAGAGTTTGATTTGTCTACGTAAATCGTTCCATCCTTACCTACTTGCTCATATGCTTCTCTAATCAACTTACCAAGATCAGGATCATTGTTTGCAGAGATAGTAGACACTTGCTCCAACTTATTCAGATCAAATCCGATCTGATCACTCATCTTTTCTTGGACATAGTTAACTGCCATGTCTGAACCGATCTTCATTCCTCGGCTCATCTTGACAGGATCTGTACCATTGGAGATGTACTTTTGACCTTCATGGATCATCTTGTGGGCAAGTACGATCGATGTGGTTGTACCGTCACCAGCCTCCTCATTAGTCTTTATAGATACATCACGAATTAGATTAACTCCAATGTTTTCAATAACATCAGGCGAGATCACGTCTCTTGCTACAGTGACTCCATCTTTTGTTACATGATTAGATCCAAAATCTCTCCCGAGTAGGACATTTCTTCCTTTTGGTCCGAGAGTTACTTTTACAGCGTTTGCAATCATATCGATTCCTTTGATTACAGACTTTCTTCCATTTTCTCCGTACTTAATCTTACTCATATTTGGTTTGGTATATATTTGTTAGCGTATTTGTGCAGTACCTACATATTGAAATATTGGTCTCCACTGTTTGAAGTAGTTATTGTCTGGACTCGTATAGTCCTGATCTGTAATTCCATATACGTAAACAGTTCCAGGGTAGGTCATAGTTGCATTAACTTGATTATCGTTCGGTCCCATAGAAAATACTCTTAATTTATTTGAGTACCTTACGTCCAGTTGTCCGTTAGACTCCTTCTGGAACATATATCCACTCAGACCACTTCTGGATGTTCCAAGTCCAACTTTACCTCCCGTATCAAACTTTCTAGTTGAAAATACGAAATAGTATAGATTGGATGGTACACTCATGTTAACTCTACCACAAATAGAATTTTGTGAACTCCTTGTGTACTCTACAGGACAGAAGGATCTCATAAAATCCTTTTCTGTATATCCGTGATGATTACAAATATTGACGAGACCCATCCCCATAGGAACTCCCCAATTATCTCCCATCTCAGCGAATGTAAGGTACCGGTCTCCATCACTACCTATTTGATAGGCACTGAAACCGAGCCTCCTCATATCACTTATCTTTACTACATCAAATTCCCTAGGATTACTACCCATATTTTATTGCATTATATTTATTACGGTCTTAGCCTCTTCGTTTAGAGAGAATAAGAATCTTTTGTTATACTGGCTCATATTTATATCGTGAGTAGAGATCATAACAATGTTTGCCTTAATCTCTTTTGTCAAGACCTTACAGATTCTGTCAAATGCCTCTGGATCCATTACTCCAAGAAATTCATCAAGGGTTACGATTCCTACTGGAGACTTGAAGAGCATCTTGAGGAAGCTAGCATCACATACGACCTTCTGTCCGCTCGATGCAAACTCATACTCTCTAAGATATTTTCCCATCAAGTTATAGTAGATCTTGAATTTCAAGAATCTCTCTCCACGGAATACTCCTGACTCCACCTTATACTTTACATCCTCGTCTGAGAACTTATGTGCAAGGTTTTTCAGAATCTCTTCCATGACGATACCATTCAACGAGACAACCTCAAGGTAACTCTTGTATTTTGATCCAGTTGCAGTAAGATCTTCTATCTTAAACTTTAGACTTAGAAGCTCTGACTCTTTTATTACCTTATCTGAATTTAGTTTGTTCAATTCATTGGCTACGGCAATCTTCCCTCGGATTTCATTTTCCTTACTGATAAGTACACTGATCGGATCAGATGATTTCTTAGGCTCACTTAGCATGGTGTCTTTTAGCATTGCATCATACTTCATCAACTCTACTTCCAAATCCAGTACCTGACCAGTATACATTTCACTAAGAGAGATCTTGTTAGAGATAACCTCTATGCCTTTCTTTAACTCGTCGAACTTGGACTTCAATTCCGACAAAGCATTTACATAGAAAGGTTTCGAATCCTTCCCGTTTGGATGATCCTTAAGTCTAGTTGATATAACCTTGAAGGACTCCCTCAAGTTATCTATTTTCTTCGCATATTCGGATAAGAGTCTCTTATGATTCTCGTCAGATAGGATGGAACCACATTCAGAGCATCTTCCGTTCTTCAAAGACTCATACCTAGATCTCAAGTCTTTTCCGGTATCTGAGATACTATTAAGTTCCTTTAGATCAGACTCGAACTGAACTGACATCTTGTAGGTCTTCTCATATAATGCATTAACCTCTTCAGAGTCCTTCTTCAGTCCCTCAAGAGAAGCTCTATCTCCCTCAGGATCCTCTGAAATTCTTAGCTTGGCATTTTTGAGCTTAGTCTTACAGTTCTCTAGATTGTCCTCTATAGTCTTTACCTTGTTCTCCCAGATTTCTCTTTCAGTAACAAGTTTTTTGTCCTCAACAATACTGTTAAGCTCAGATTCAAGAGATGGTAGACTAAATTCCTCTGCGTAAGTTATCTCTCCTATTCTCTTCTCTATGTAGGACATCACCTCATTCTTAGACTTTAGGTCTGATTCGAGTGACTTGACTTCAGTTTGAAGATCTCTGTACTTCTTTTCGCACGTATTGAAGTATGACTGTATCCTATCCAACCGATAAAACCTACTAATCAGGTCAATTCGTGTAGTATCACTGAACTGATCTGACAGATTGTCGCTCCCTTTTCGAATAAAGAACAAACTAATGTAATTCATAAATGGGAGCTTAGTTGGGAGGTCCTCCTCAAACTCTCTTACTCCACCGTAGTGTTGCTCATTTCCGTCTATTACGAGTCCCCAGTCGTTTCCTTTGGTTATCTCGAACAGTCTATTCTGATAGTATAAGGATACAGTTACATTTATTTTCTCACAGAAGTCGGATTTGTATCGCATAATGTCCCTATTTCTTTTCTTGAATACATCTGCGATAGCATTTAATACGCTAGACTTACCCGTACCAATGTTTCCCATCAAAGCAATTCGATCCCCATTTGAGAAACTGAGTTCTTGATCTACTATAGAAAGGTATCCTTGAATACGAACCTTTGTAATGTTGAAATCGAAGTCAATTTCTTCGAATGATCCACTCGTAGATTCAATCTCTCTATGAATCTCTGGGATACCTCTCTCATCACATACCTTCAGAATCAAGTCATCCACGTCATTCCACGTAAGTGTCTTGGTTTTCTGTTCGTCTTCCTCTAAGATAGGAACCCCATTTTCATCAGTTTTTACAATATCAATGTCTGGTTTGTACACATTGTACTGTAATTCCGACTCAAATCCTTCCTTATTCTCATCATTTGTATACGAAATCCGCAAGAATCTTGTATGATCTGGATCTGTTCGTACTCTCTCCCATTTAAGGGTATTAGTATCAAGAATTATGCAAGATCCGTTAGACATTGACTTCAAATCGTGCTGAATTGGGTTCCCAACAGACACAAATTTGCCAATAACTTGATCATTATGAATATCTCCGTGGATCATAAGATCGAATCTTGAGTCATCGATCTCCTGTCCGAACATTTCAGACTTCGTATAGTGGCCAAGAAGAATGTCTAAATGAGTATCTCCTAACCAAGACAGATCTTGAGTAGATTTCCAGTTCATAAATCCGAACTTATGTCCATCTAACTCCAAGATTTTCTTATCCATATATGTCATATCGTCAAAATCGAAGATAGTTATGAGTGTATCTTCTTCAGACTGATCATTTGACTTGCATGACATGTCGTGCTGACCGAGAATATATCTTACTTCCTTGAAATTCGAGGTCAATTTGCTCAGGAATCTCTTCAAGCAGTGATTTACTGGATGACTTGAGTAGGGTTTATCGAGAATGTCCCCCAATAACCACAGTTCCTCGCACCCGTTATTCTTTCCGATTTCTACTAACCTATCGGCCAGCTTATCAAATTGAGATAGTCGGCTTCTATATGAGTAATTATACGACGAATAGTCGTTTATATGTATGTCTGAGGATATTAAAACTTTCATTCATTAAAAATTAAGAGAGTAAATAAAAAATGGCCCAGGTTTCCCTGGGCTCATTAGTGTTTATAATAAGTATTAGAAAGGAAGTTCTTCGTCCTCTGATTGGTTTGGAATGTTGAGGTCGTTCTTATTTTCGTAGACTTTACTGTGATCTTCAGGAGCTACCTCTGGAATAAACACTCCAGTCTTCTTCTTTTGAGCTTCGATCTTCAACAGAAGGTGATCTCTGAGCTCCTTGAAGGTCGTAACATTGAAAAGTCTTTTATGTTCTCTATCGTAATTGAATCCCAAGAATGTAGGAAGAATCTCGTCAAAGCACTTTGCAGTCTCCTCAGAAATGTTCTCCAGATCCTTAGGCACTCCACCTACCTTGAAAGTAAAAGTAGGTTCTTTAGTAACGCAACTTACCTTGAGCGATCCTTTCCGATTAGTAAGACCCGTATCCATGATGTCATACAAGAATTCCTTGCAGTCCTTATCACTCTTACTGGGGTCCTCTGTCTTCTCTTCAAGAACCTTCGAGTTCGTTGCATTATTGAGGCTCTTAATTATCTCCCCTCTTCCGCCTCTATTGAAGATAAACAAGCATGCCTTACCTCTACAGTTTTCAAACTTATTGATCGTAGGCGCACCCTTCGGATAGATTGCTGAGATAAGGACTCCCCACATCAATGTGAAGTTCCTATAAGCTACTTCCTTCCAAGCATCTACCTTCTTATCTTCCTTATAGAGATTGTATAGCTCCGAGATAAGTCCAGAGACTTCTTTGTGGAGTGCTTCCTCCTCAGGACTCAAGTCTCCATACACGCTCTTCGGTAGAACCATAAATTCAAATGAGTATCCGTTAGATTGGCTCGAAACTCCTCTAAATGTAGGTACACTAAGAAACTCTTTCCAAAATCCCGGATCGTTCTTATCAAATACTGGAATAAAATTTACTTCTGCTCCGCTTCCATTCAGATAAAATCGTCTAAGTCCGTCCCATGATTTCTTTCGTTCTCCACCTTGGTTGTTATCATCTACTCTTGATAATACTTCTGCTAATGCTTTCTCAATGTTGTAAATTTGTTCTGACATAATACTTTACTTTTTTCTAATTATAAAATCTGATTTGTTTGTATGTAATTTTTGAAACGTATAATTTGAATCATCCTAATTATAAGGGTATTTGCCCTGATCTAGTCAAGATCCGGTTCAGTCATCAGCAATTTGACTCCAACTGACGTGAGATCCTCTCCAATTGTATCACAAATACCAACTAAATAGTTATTCTTATGGACATCTTCAACCAAATTTGGGTCGCACATTGCCTCATTGGTCAGGATGCATAAACAATAGTCTTCTTTCTTACACTTCTTTCTATTCTCTGGAACCTGATACGGATCCTTCTTTATGTCCGGATGCATATCGAACCTAGATATTACCGTATTCTTATTTCCCATCATCTCCCTGATAGGGAAGTCACCAATGTTATTTATTATGATCTCCTTACCCATCATAGATCCCCAACTCGGGTTTACTACTATGTCGGAGTCTTCTACAGATAAGGTAATACCTTCATCAGAGAACTTCAAATTCTTATCTATTACACTATTGTAATCTGACAAGAGTACCTTTTTCTTACTTGAACTCATCTATAATGTCCTTTACAAATTTCTTTCCACTTATCCCTTTGTAATACTTTATCTTCTTGTCCATCTCCTCGATCTTACCGGAGGAGTCTGTCATTCTAAGGGCTGAGATTGGTTTACTCAAAACCGCCCGAACAATCTCGAGATCAATTTTTGTGTATTCTGATACCATCTTAGGATCAAATTCTCGATGCTCAAGCTGGCATTTTGCAACAATAGGCAAAACTTCATATACTCGTTTTTCAAACTCATATTTCTTTACTTTATTCTCCTTAAATACTTCTATTAGACTAAGATAGTTATTGTACGTTAGGTTTAGCCACTCTCTAAGCGGTATGATTGATGTCTCTTTTCCGAAGGATACTGTCAGTCGATAAGGCTTTGTCTCAGTAAATATCTTCTTACACTTCTCATACAGATCTTCTACCGTGAATTGTTTGATTCCCCAAGACTTCCCTATGAACAGCTTAGTATCGTCTCCTGATGTTTGATCAATAAAGTAAATCTGTCCCTTATTGATTTCGTCCGCAAACTTACTATCAATGTTTGGTTTGAACAACTCCGGTGATCCTGACACCATGACTCCCTTACCAGATTCGAGTTCATCCATCTTCACTACGTACTCATAGGTAAGTTTCCCCATGCCCTTGGTCCACAACTTCTTCATCTCTGATTTCTCTTTATTGAGAACCATTCCGTACGGAGACTCTAACTTAAATGGATCATCATTAATTAGAGCCTCGTACATACTCTTCATAGTGAACATAGGGTATCTACAGTTTACTCCAAATCCAATTCCACTTCTTGGAAAAAGAAGACCGATTGGGAGAGGAGTAGGAAGATATTCGGGCTCCATTGCATCAAGCTCACCTTCCACATAGGGTACGAATGGCATAAGATTCTCAAAGAAATCTCTATACTTCTGAGAGATCATAGCCTCAGTGTACCTCATTGCAGCCGCTGTAGCATCTACTCCACGAATCAGCCTCTTTCCATGATTTCCTTGACCGTCGAAGATCCCGAACCTAACTAAGTTATCAACAACCTCCTTCACTGAACTGTCTCCATGAGGATGAAGCTCTCCAAGACAATCTCCTACTATTCTTGCAGTCTTAATCATCTTGTTATATCTAAGGGCAATTGTAATAACTCTTCGATATACAGTCTTCAACCCATCATACACATAAGCTATCTGACGATTGTTATTTACTTCACTTCCAAATATCTTTAGAGACTCTTCAACATAGTCCCCGATAGATTTCTTGATAATCATATAATTCCTGTATTGTACCTATCTTTCAAAACTCCCATATTAATCATAAACTCTTTTCTCGCACTAGACATCGTGAGCAACTTTAGTGTTTCGTCAACCCTATCTAAAGTTATCTTTACTAATCTCCTAGTATCGTCATCAAAGAAGATTTTCTTAGCCTGATGTGGGTTTAGCTCACCAAGACCTTTTACCCGAGTGAATGGCTTATTTCTATTCAACTCTTTCTCTATGTTATCCGTTGGGAAAATATACTTATCTCCTTGGATATATAGAGGGGACAAAGCTACATAAATATTTCCATCCTCAATTGATCTAGTAATCTTTTTTGCAAACATTCCGAGAATTAGGGATGCGATCCTACCACCATCAACATCAGCATCGGCAGCTATGATAACCTTACCGTACCTTACAGAGTCAGGATTGTAAAGTTCATTTACTCCCCCTCCATATGCCTTGATGATGGACTCCATCTCCCTATTGCTCATTAGTTGCTCCAGATCCGCATTAATTGCATTCATTGGAACTCCCCTGAGTCGGATTATCGCATGATGCTTGGCGTCTCTTGCTTGAATTAGAGTACCTCCAGCAGAGTCCCCCTCTACGATGAACAGCTCATTCTTCTTTACATCGTTTGAAGAGCAATCGATAACTCCTTTTGGAATCTTACTCCTAACTTGTCTGCCCCCAGAAGACGTAGTAACCAACTCTCTTACCTTCTGCATGGCAGATGTCTTTGCAACTGCTTCATTAAGAAGGTTTAGCTTAGTAACATGGTTCTGGAAGTAATCCTTATTTGCCTTAAATATCTTCTTGAACTCTGGACAAAGAAACCTCGTAGCTTCCTCAGGAGAAATTCTAGAGACATTTGTACACCTAGTCTTAATCTGTGAGCTGTAGTCTACTTCAGGGGACACTACAATCACATTAAGATAGAGTCCATCGAAAAGCCTATTGTGAGTAATTTCGAAAAAGTCCTTCAGAGATCTCGAATATGAGGTAACTGCACTGTCAATGTGTTTACCCTTATCAACTATAAGAGAATTTACGGACCCAGTGATTTCCCCTTTGTCTAGGTCACTATCTACGTCAAAGTTTATGTAGTAAACTGCTGACTTTGGTTTCTTCCCTTCCTCCTTAATTTCTATCTTCTTTATGAACTCGAACTTGTATGGAGTAAAAGTATCGTCAATCACCTTTCCATCTACTACAATTTCTACTTTCTTATTGTAGAACTTATCGAGAACTACCTTAGTGTAAGCAAGGTTTTTCTTACTATAAGAGGATACAATGTCATCAAAAATAGTTTCGTCAGGTCTGAATGCTACGATCGTATGCATGCCGTCTGGGAAACTGAATCCAAACTTATTTGTAAGGCTTTCTTTCGTGTTAGACCCCTCTTCTTTCTTTATTCCCTTCTGATAATATACGTAGTAGAATATCTCCTTACCATCATTATCACTGTACACTTTTTTTACGCTGTCGATTGACCTAGAATAGTTGTCCTTATTGATCCAAGATAGTAGAATAAACTCTTTACTGAGAGCGTTAGTGCAGGATACGCCTACGCCATGAGTTCCAGTGGAGATCTCATCTACACTATCTTTAGAAAACTTACTACCAGCATCCAGAGTGGAAACTGCAAGGTCGGCCTTTGTCTTCCCTGTCTCTTTATCAATAGTGATAGGAATTCCTCTACCGTTATCAGCTACTACATAATATCCGCCAGACCTACCATGTTTCAAGTCAATGTAGATCTTCGTACACATACTACTTCCAAATGCCTCATCCTTCGCATTGTCAATTGCTTCACGAAGTATGACATCTGGATTGTTCGTATCACCTACTAGTTTCCCTGGCCTCATTCTGACCGTATCTGGAAACTTAAGCGCTACGATTTCAATGTCTTTGTCACTATTTTTTAGTACTGCCATATTTTCCTTTCAAAACTGCTGTGTCGGTACTTCCGACGTATCTTCCTTTCTCTTCTCTAAGTATCCTTTCTTTACTAATAGATCGTATAAGAAATTTCTTCCTTTCTCTGTCCATACCAGTTGATACGTAGTTCCTACCAGCTTCTCCTCTCCATCTGAGGTAATGTGGGTATTCACTCTTACGTACCCAAGATCTGAGTATGGACTGCAAAGAACGTAATTATGTTTGGTTTTATACTGCACACCTAGGTTGACAAGGATACCATTTAACTTTTGTGGACTTTTCATACCAAAACTCTTAGCTACTTCGGTAGTAGTTAACTTTTCGGGAGACAGTAGTACTTTGTCAGTATAATCTGCTTTTGGCTCTAATTCAATAATTTTCTCCTGCTGACTTACCGCCAGCTTTAGTGCTTCTAAATAGTTCTTTGGAATATCGAATCCACCGTACATTTTCTTGTTTAGGTTTTCTTTCTCTAGTTGCTCCCAACGTAATACTAACTTAGCTCTAGCCTCATCATTGAACTTTGTAGCTATGTATAGAGTCTCTGTTTTATTAAGTGAATAGCATGGCCTCTTTTCTCCCTTACTATCAACATAATAAACTAGCATAAACTTTTTTCCATTTACTTTTTCCCAAGACTCCTCCATAGATCTAATTGACTTCATTAGATCATTGTGTGGCTTACTAATTATCTCGGAAATTTGTAATGATGTCATTCTTTCCATATCTACTTTATTATATAATTTATTCGATTCGTTTTGCATACTATTATTTGTTATATTATTATACTTATTTACTTATAAAATTTATTTTTGATATTGGTCCGGTCTAAATTTAACGAGGGAAATTTTTCCCTCGTTAAGGGTATAGATAGGGTAATCGATTGATTTTCTTATAGTTAAACGAGGGAAATTTTTCCCTCGTTGATTTATTAGTATTCTTTAGTTATTAGTTCACATCCAATCTCCAAAGTATGAGTGATCTACGATTTCTTCATTACCAAGTGACTCTAGTCGTGTCATTGGATAGTTTTCTTTAAGAACCTCATCCAAGTGAAATAAATCTTCTGGAGTTGATAGTTCCCTCATTCTATTGAATTGACTCTTATTACAGAATATGAAATTATCAATATCCTTAGTAGGAATAGCTAAAATTCTTGAAATAAGACAGTAAAGTCCAGAAGAACGTCCAGAAATGTTATCAACATATTTTCTATCCAGTCTGATTGTATTCACATACATAAAATAGCCTCCAAAAACATTTGTTGGTATATCTGAATAATCTTCTGATATGTCAGAAATAATTGGCTGATCAAGGCCCTTACCATATATGATACTATCATCTATCTTCAATTTATATAGCGAATCCTCGAACATTTTTATTGCATCCATCAGAGATAGACTTTTGTCCAAGTTTTTTGACACCAGTTTATCATCAGATCCTATAATATTCTCTACGCATCTAATTGATCTCTTGAAAAAATCTACACAATATGGGTATGATCCATTTTTCTCACTATTCTTATTGAAGAGATTGATCATTTTATAGGCACATGAGTCCATATACTTATATCCAACTACATCACTATCCTCCTCTTTGAGATCTGTATTGGCATTATCAATGATTTCCTTACTCAAATCTTTCTGACTGGATTTTCTTCCAAATATTCTATCAAATAATTTCATATTATAAAATTATATAAGTGTAAAGTAAATTATATTATCTATTTTTTGTAGTATTGATCTCCAAGATCTCCCCTCTCGGAGTGAAGTCGTAAAGAACATCCTCTATGGAAAGTCCGGTTACTTTAAGAGAAGTCTTTTTCATGTACTCTTCAAATTTATTGCACTCCCAATATACGTTGTATTCTTTCTTTAAACTAATATACTCTTCATTCTTTTCCTCACGAATATAGTTATCCCACAAGTCAATCCCCTCAGTCTTCAAATCACTTATCTTATTAATAATTGATTCAAGATCGTCCTTCAAATATAAAAAATCTGGGAGATAGAACCCTGCAAGATTGTGTGGATCAGAACCTACAACCTCCTTGAACAATTCATAACTATATTCCTTGACAAGAACATAGTGATCTTCATTATAGCTACCAACTATCACTTGTATATCTTCATTGTCAGTTGCATCCTTTCCAAGTCTAGAGCATATCTCGAATTCCCTGAGCAGCTCATCAAACTCTTTATAAGGAATTTCTTCAATCAAATATCTTACTTTTCTCTGGTAGTTTTCCCTCCTTAGAATACTTTCCCTATGAGATCCATATTTCAATGGACGTTTATCGTCTAGTCTCTTATATTTTTCTTCTCTTGTCATAACCAAATTGAATCTAATTTTGGCTTAATTGAATAATCTTTTTTCAATATTTCCTTTATATCTACTTTCCCAGTCTTTAGATACTCTTCTCTTATATCTTCGAACTGATTTGGAGTACATACTATTGACTTGTTTAGCCTATCTGGATCGACTCTAAGCAAGTTATCTAGGATATCAATAAGCTCTCTTAACCAGTTATAGCCGCCCGTCCAATAAGTCTTAGCGTATCTAGAGAAGATAATTCCAATCAATTCTATGTAACTAACGGTACAGTCACCACGATCAAATTTATCTTGACGTTCCAATTTCTTATCTATAAAAAATAGTCTAGGATCTATACCATCAACATACCTGTAAATCTTAGGAGCTAAATCATAAAACTGACCAGATGATCTAGGCAGATCGGTAAATTCAGAATATTTTTCCATCCTTCCCAAGTGGTTTAGGATGCACATCGAAGATCTATTGAAAAAATCAACTATCTCCATTTACTTACTAATTCGTTTGATATACTCATCGAATAATTTATTTGACTCCTCAGTTAACTCCTTCGTATCATACGTCCCTATACTTGGCTCACAGGATAGATTCAATTCAGAGATAAAATAATCGAACCTATTTCTCAACTCAGTTTCACCTTCACTGTCATCACAATAATCAATAAAAAGTTTCACCCTGTCGATGTATGAGGACTTGATTTCAGTTATAACTAGAGTATCAAATCTCACCATATCAACAACGAATTTATTTTGGAATCTCCTGTAGATATCATAGGTCGCCTTATCAAACCTGTCCTTATACTCCTTATTCTCTTCCTCAGAGCGGTATTCAGATAAGATCTTACTCAGGCTTTCCCAGATCCAAGAATCATTCTTACTTTCTTGTACATAGTATTTTGGAACAGATAAGTTAAGTCTAGACAGTTTTAATATCTTTTCTAAGTCGTAACGTTTGGAGAAAGTACAGTTCTTATCCAAATAGTTCTTAGCCCTCTTTACATACTTATCATACCTCCTCTTACTCTCCAAATGAGTTCCATGTTCAAGAGGGCAAATGAGATCCATGACCCTGAATCTGTCGTCTACTACCTTATAGTTCTTTATTGTATCGAGTATCTTCTCGGATGCAGCTTTACCATAGACATACTCTATCGCAGATCCAATGGACTCGTACCAATCATCAAGATCCGATTTCATCTCTCTTACGATCTCAGATCTCCTGTTCCTCATAGAATCCAGACTCCCCTCAGAGAATGACTTCTTAAAAGACTTATTGGAGTAGAAAGTCCTACACCTCATGTCTACGCTCCTCATCTTCCTCACAAGATCACACGTACACTTTAGGAGTTCGTTGTACACATACTCAGGGATTCCTATCTTCTCTCCATTATCTATCTTAAATCTTCTAACTTTAATTGAAGACTTCTTCTCAGGATAACTCTCAATAAATTCTTTTGCCTCAATAGAACTGAAATTTAGTGTCTTCTTCCACTCGTCAAATAGCTTATTCATCTCGTTTAGGGCTATTTTCAGATATTTCTTTTCGTTTTTATTTTCCATACTAAAGTAGTTTATTCATCATCTATATTAGGGAGTGTGCCCTACAATCGAAGAAAAATATATGGTCGAGGAAACAAGTCCTCGACCAAATTGATTTATTTCTCCTTGAGAAGTACTCCCTTATCAGCCAATTTCTCAACCTTAAGGACTTCCTTAGCCTCAACTATCTTACCTACCAACTTATCAAAGTCAGCAGCACTAACTAGATATTCTCTTCCATCCACAGTAGTGATCTTATGAATATCCGACTCAGTGGCTACTTCAGCAACAATGAACAGATTCCTATCCATCCTTACATACTCGCCATCGAGATCTGGAGTTACTACGGCATTCTTCTTTACTCTCGCAATAGCGCCTTGCATGGTCTCATCTTCCGCATATGCGGTCTTAGTACCAGCCTTTACTTTATAAACGTTCATTACCTAAAATATTATAATTATTTACACAAATTATCTCTAAACTCTGTCTCACCTCCGACAATAAGTCTAGTTTCATTATCATCGTCTCCGACACTTCCCGTACGAACTTCGTCGACCAATTCCTCTTCTTTTAATCTATTAGTTTTCATATTACTCGCATCTTGAATTTCCACAACTAGGACATTGTTCGCATCCACCTTGATACACCATATCTGCTCCGCAGTTTGGACACTTACTCTTTGATTTTACTCCATCAGCGATATTCTTGGACAAGGCCCTCTTAACTCCCTTCTTCCAAGTGTTCATACCGATTCCAGTATCATCACTTAATTTATCAATACCCTCTACGATATAGTTTATTGGCATTCCACTGCGAAGCATCCAAGAGATCATTCTCGCATAGTTCCAGAACTCACGATCAAACTTCTCATTTATGGCTTCGAATACGTTCTCATGCCCATATTTTGTCTTATAGAAGAAGTCATACCTACGACCTCTCTCACCACTCTCATTTGTCTTGATCTTCCTGATCTCACCTTCAGTGACCTGTTTTGGAAGGAATGAGAAATTATCGTCTACCTTACCAAGGAAGCATTCAAATGGACTGTCATCAAGAAATCCTATAAAAGCAATCCACCGATCATTTCCATTCTTGAATCTATGTACTTTAGCCCTAAGGGATTCTGGTCTTGGTCTACTCGGATCAAGTTCTTTCTTAACTGGAGTCGTTATAAGGACACCATCTCTTGACTTATCTCTATAGATCGTTAATCCCTTGCATCCAGTTTCATATCCAGTCATATAGATCTTACTAACAGTATCTACTGTCGTATTCTCAGGGACATTCACTGTACAGGAGATAGAGTGGTCAATCCACTTCTGCATGGATCCTTGGAGTTTCACCTTATTTACCCAATTGATGTCTTGGGCTGTAGACTTGTAATAGGGAGACTTTTCGTAAAGCTCCGTTAGGCCCTTGTCATCCAATCCATAGATATATTTCTTGCAGTCCTCATAACTAAGGTTATTATTGTTTACATAATACCAATCTACAAGTCCTTTATGTACTACAAGAAACTCTTCATACATATCACCGACTGAATCAGTAAATACAGCCTTGGATTTGTCCGTTGTCTTCTTTCTTCTCCAGTACCACATACTGAACGCTGGCTCAATTCCAGACGTTGTTTGAGTCATAAGAGATACTGTACCTGTTGGTGCGATAGTTAGGCAAGCAATGTTTCTCCTTCCATATTCTTTCCAGGTATCAAGAATGTCATTTGGAAGGTATTTCATAATTCTCTTGAGGAAAAGTCCTTCTCCATCTACAGTTAAAAATTCGATATTCTTATTGTAGTCCTTGAAAGGTCCTCTATCCTTAGCCATGAGGATGGACTCTGTATAGCACGAGATAGCAATGGTCTTTTGAATTGACTCTGCAAGTGAAATAGATTCCTCGGATCCATATTCAACTCCCATCTCAGCAAATAGGTCTCCAAGTCCAGTAATTCCTACTCCAGTTCTTCTTCCGCCAAGAGTCTTATCTAGAATCTTCTCCCACAAGTCTTTCTCTACCTTTTTGGTATCCTCATCCTCTGGATCTGACTCAATCTTATCTAAGATTCCTTGGATATGCTCAGCCTCAAGATCGATCACATTATCCATAATTCGTTGTGCAGTAGAAGCTACTTTACTAAGAAGTTCGAAGTCTACGTACGCACCATCTGTATATGGATCCTTCACTATTGACTTCAGATTTATGCTGATAAGCCTACAAGAATCATTCGGCGTGAGTGGGATTTCTCCACAAGGATTCGTACTTACTGTCTGGTAGTCTGGATAAATATCAGCAGGAGACTCCTTCTTAATGGTATCGAAGAATAATACTCCTGGTTCTGCGCTCTTCCATGCATTGAGAATAATTTTGTCCCAAAGACGCTTAGCATCAACTACCTTGAAATAAGTTCCATTTACCTTTCCAAAGTACAACTTATCCTCCTCATACTCTTTGTACTCTTCTGGGTATCCATCAAGATATTGGCCACTAATTCCAAGATCATCGTCAGTAGCATTAATCGGAAATCTCTGAAGGAACTTACCACCCAACTTTACAGCATCCATAAACTTATCAGTTATTTTTACTGAGATATTTGCTCCTGTGATCTTTCCCATTACCAGCTTACTGTCAATGAATGCTTCCGCATCTGGATGGGTTACATCAATAGATAGCATAAGAGCTCCTCTACGTCCATTCTGAGACACTTCTCTCGTTGAGTTGGAGAATCTCTCCATGAAAGAAACGACTCCACTAGAAGTCTTCGCATCGTTTGTAACGCGGGTTCCTTCTGGTCTTAGTCTAGATAGGTCAAGTCCTACTCCTCCTCTTCTCTTCATAAGCTGAACTAGCTCCTGATCAGTCTTACAGATTCCACCATAACTGTCCTTTGGATCATCGATTACAAAGCAGTTGGAGAGGGAGGAGTGCTTATATTTATTACCGATACCACTCATACTAGATCCACCTAGGACTATGTACTTAAAGTGGTAGAACATCTCCTTTAGAAGTTCTTCAGTCAGTTTCTCATTTCCATACGATCTTTCGATACGCATGACTTCCTTAATTATTCGATCATGCATATCTTTTGGTGTAGACTCTAAAAGTCTTCCATTTTCGTCCGTTAGGGCGTATTTATTAATCCAAGTACTACCTGCAAGTGAATCCTCGTCGAAATATTTATTCGACTCATCGATAGCAGTTTTCTCGTCAATAATTACCATAAATTACAAATAAAATAAGTTTATAAAGTTATCAATACATACGTCACATTGTAAAGGGAATTGACCCTGTCAGATGGACAAAGGTAAAAAGAGATCCGACCAAACTCCAAAAATAAATCTGAAGTATGGTCGGATGCTTTATATTTTATTCTTTATCGTTATCAACAATGAGCTTATTTAGATCAGTTGTAAGATTTTCTCCCTTAATTAGGAATTCTGGGATATTATGTTTGATCCTACACTTATGTTCTTCCTCTATCTCATTTTCAGGAGTAAACTTGTACTCCAATTTTCCACAACTACTTATACGATCAAGGACTTCTTTCGTAGTTGCATCTACCCCAATGTACAAATCATCAGGTATGTCACTATCAAAATCCCTATCAAGAAGAGCAATGTGCAAATTATCCAAATCAGCACCAAAGACGTAGTTACGAACTGCATTACTTTTAGTAGCACTGCCAAGGCGGTTCTTGTAGATCTCTTCATTTAGGTCAATTCTATGGATCCCATCATTATCTTCTTCCAGATTACTTATGATATTTATAATTGAAGTATCGTCGTTACCAAATGTAATCAACTCCTCCTTAGTCTCACCATCAGCATCAATGTAGTCATAAGGCAATGCCCCAACTATCTCTGAATAGGTAATGGTCCTTACTTCTGCACTTCCAAGAGCCCTTGAAACCATCATAGATTCAGATATAGAGTCGAAAGAATGGGAAGGCCCACTAGTTCCAAGATCATACTGACAATTCATTATAAACTTCCTCATTCCTAGATCCCAATAGAGTTTTACTAGGTGAAGGGTATTCTGTACGTTGGAGCAATAGTGCCCAATTGGATCATCTTTTGACAGTCCCTCATCAAATACGAGTCCCATATGAATTATGGCATAAGGAGCTGACCCTTCAACTATTAAGTTGTCCTTGTCTTTTACATATGGATAAAGATCATTCTCTTCTAACTGAATCGTTCTTAGGTTCTCTAAGACTCCTTCGGCTTCCAATAATTCTTCGAACTCAAACAAATCCATCTTCCTTTTTGATGCATTAACTAGCCAGACTACATCATATCCTTCATGCAATAGTGCCCTGACTACGCTAACATCTCCTTTGCTTCCGCAAAATCCCTGGCCATAAACGACCACTGTTCTCTTTCTATTGATCATACTACTTTATAATAAATTGAATATTACTGAATGTTTTTGTTATCTCTTCTATTATCTTTCTCCTTCTTTCGGGATGCAAATCTACTAGGAAATCCTCTAATGAACTACCCACGAGTTTCCTCACTGGCTTCGGACTTCACAGAAGATTGGCCTTTCTTTTGAAAGGCTCTTACATCCTCTCCATCCGTGTAATCGACAGTTCCTGCCGATATAATCTTATTTAATCCTAAATGTAAGATATTTATTGCTGCATTAACATCACGATTGTGATGAGTATGACAAACAGGACATTCCCAATCTCGAATAGACAAATTCTTTATCTTCTTGTTTACATGTCCACAGACGTTGCACGTCTGTGAAGATGGGAAGTACCTATCTATCTTGATAACCTTCTTTCCATTCCAATCAGCTTTATAGGTTAGCATATTAATGAAACTACTCCAACTTACATCTGATATAGATTTAGCAAGATGATGATTTCTCACCATACCCTTAACATTTAGATCTTCAATACAGATAATATCATATCTCCTTACAAGAGAAATAGAACATTTATGGAGATAATCTGCTCGACTATTGGAAATTTCCTCGTGAATTCTAGCAACTTTGAGTCTTTGGTTTTCGAACCCTCTGCTACCTTTCTTCTTACGAGAAAGATGTCTTTGCGCACTTGCAAGTTTTCTCTCGTATTTTCTTGTATATCTATTATTTTTGAAAATTTCTCCTTCAGAAGTTACAATAAATTCCTTCAGTCCCAAATCCAAACCAACCGATTCATTAGTCTTTTCAAGTGGTGTTTCGTATTCTTCTTCGGTAAGTATAGAAGCAAAATACTTTCCACTTGGCGTTTTGGAAATAGTTACCTTTCCTATTTTTCCTCTTATCTCCCTATGTACGCGACACTTTATACCCTCTCTGAACTTTCGCATGAAGAGTCTATTATCTGATATATGAGAGGACTGAGGAACGGTAAAGCTGTTCTTAGAATGCTTGGATTTAAATTTAGGGAATTTTGCACGCTTCTTAAAGAAATTAGTATAAGCTACTTCTAGGCATTTGATAGCAAATTGCAAGGATTGAGCGTTTACTTCTTTAAGCCATGCTGTTTCTTCTTTCTCCTTCAATGCTGTAAGGGCTTTAGCTTGTTCGTAATAATTATCACTCTTACCAGTAAGCCTATACTGTTCTATACGTTGATTGAGAAAGTAATTGTATACAAACCTAGCACAACCGAAATGTCTTGCCAACAAATCGATTTGTTCCTTGTTAGGGTACAATCTGAATTTATATGATTTATTAATCTTTCTCATCACTAACAAAAAATTAGGATTACCGATCTATCACAGACAGGCAATCCCCAAACAATTATGAATAAAAATTACATGAATAATAACTTACTTTCGAGAGTTAGTAAAATCAGTAGAACTGCTAGTCTACGAAGTCAAGGTTTTCCACATTCTTTACTATAATCCTGAGGACCCTATTATAATTTGGACTCTCTGCATACCCTAGATTTGATAGGAATGCTAGATAGTTCTCTGTATTGTTCTCATCTCCTTTGTATTTTGAACTGATATACTTCTTATAGCTAAGAATCGATTCAGTCCAATGGGAGAATCTCATATAGGATCCATTTCGTTGACGAAGACCAAATAAGTTACCTCCCGGTACTTTCCTATAGTGTCCTGTCTCGAGTTTTGCTTGAGCTAGAACAACTTTTGGATTAGGGATGTCGAAGTATAGAAGAGCTTTATACACTGACGTGTCATTTGGTTTATCAGTGAAAAAATCAATAGTATCCCTATTAACTGGAATACTTACTGCAAGCGTATCCAATCTAATATCTCTAATACTATCCCTTCTTTCCTCTATCATTTCTGTGAGACTTCTCACACTCTTTTCTACTTTGTCAACTTTATTAATTACAAATAGGTTTGTAGATGCCATCGCTAGAATAGCAATACCACCAAAAATACTGAAAATCTTCATTCAATTAATATTTCGTGAAACATGAGATAATAATTAGCTGGTGTAGTGTATATTCTTAGTCGGATTATAATCTTGAGTCTTCTCCCTCATCTTCACTGAGATGCTTGAAAAGATCGATCTCGGTCCTCGGAAGATTAAATGCTTTATTGAGTACATCCTCAATACCATTGATTGACTCTGCAAGATCTTTGATCTCTACTTTGTCAATCTTTTCAGCTCCAGTTTCCTTATCTGTTACCTTCCTAATGAGATAGTCATTATAAGAATCGTAGTCAATCTCGTACTTTTTCCCACTGTACTCGAAACTAACATATAGACTTCTTCCAGTCCTTGTAGCCTGTAAGTCGGATTTTACTGCGATCTTGTACATTTTATGTAGGAACTCATAGCTATTGAGATAAGTAATGATAAGCTGTCGACCTTTCTCCTCAAGTACCTCTACAGATTTCTTACTGTGGTCTTTTTCCCAGTTATCGAGATCTCCATAGGAAGCTACTACGATATCAAAGAATGAGAATGAGATACTGGTAACGTACCACTTAACCTTTCCAGGTTCATCTAATTCAACAATGATCTTATGATATGGATTCTCTCCAGTCTTTGAATATTGATTCTCTTGACGTTTTGTATATCCTGACGTCTTCAATTGATTTTCAAAATCTTTTCTAGTCATATATTCTGTATGATTTTTATGTGATTAATGATGATACAACTCTAAGGGACTAAGCCCAGAAAACGAGTAGTGGAAGTTGCTGGATCAATAAAGATACAGCAAGACTTCCACACACTCTAAAATTCAAAAGAAACGCGTTTTTCATGTTTGGGAAAACATCCCCACGGGTCTTAACTATACGAGTATATCAACGTTTGACTCTATCCGTTGGTTTTGAGTTTTGTT